TCATCGTCGGCGGGCGTCGCGGTCCGCGGCGTCGTCCTCGTCCGCGCACCAGCGCGCCGAGGTCGGGTCCGTGTACTGGGCACCGCAGCTGGGGCACTCGAACATCACCGCTCCTCGACCGGGGTGTCCCTGCCGTCGGGCACGCCGTCGCGGTCGGCGCGGCGGCCATGCCGCAGCTGCTCGGCGCTGAGCGCGCGAGCGATCGCTTCCGGATCCTCGGTGGCGTTCACGGTCACGTGCACGTCACCGGACGCCGTCGGCTGCTCGGGGCGGCCATCGGGGATCGCGTAGCCGAGGCCCTTGTAGAGGGCCTGGCCGAGCACCGCGACTGCGGCGATGGACAGCAGGATCGTGGAGACGATCTGGACCACGGAGTCGGGGATCCCGCTGATCATGCCGAGCACGACCGCGGCCGCGAGACCGAGCACAGCCGCGACGATCGCGGAGACCCGCTGCGCGTGGGCCTTCGACCAGGAGCGGTCCTTCGCGATCTGGACGATGGCAACCTGCGCGAGCGCGGCGAGGACGAGCACCGCGCCGATGGGGGTGAGCTCGGTCGCGGTGGTGATGGCGTCGTTCATGGGGTGACCTCCTCGGTCGGGGTGGGTGTGGGTGCGGGGTCGTCGGGGGTCGCGGCGATGCACGGCCCCGCGTCCTCGCTCGTGTCGTCGGAGTAGGTGATGGTCCAGCGGCCTGTGTCGGGGTCGCAGATCGCGGACGCGATGCCGCGCCCGTCCTGGCCGTCTGCGCCGGCGGGGCCGGTCTCGCCGCGCGGGCCACGCTCACCGGCAGCGCCCTGCGGCCCGGCCGGTCCGGGATCGCCCTTGGCGCCGGTCGCGCCCTGGGCACCAGTCGCACCGGGCTTCCCGTCGCTCCCGGACGCCCCAGCCTCGCCGGCCTTGCCAGCCTCGCCTGGGGCGCCGGTCGGTCCGGGAACACCCTGCTCACCGTCCTCTCCGTCAGTGCCAGCAGCGCCGTCCGTGCCGGGGGCACCGTCGGCACCCTCCGTCCCGGCGGGGCCGGACTCGCCCGGAGCGCCGGCCGTCCCGTCAGCGCCGTCGGCCCCGTCGGAGCCGTCGGCACCCGAGGGGCCGGCCGGGCCGCGGGGCCCCTGCGGACCCTGCTCGCCCTTCGCCTGCGCGACCGCCTGCTCAGGATCCTCCTGCGCGGCCTGCTCGGCCTCGTCGCAGACGGCCTGCCCTGCGGCGTCCTGCTCGATCGCACCCGACTCGCACAGCTCGAGCACAGTCCGGGCCTGGGCCTGGCGCTGCTCCGCGACCTGGACGGCCGCCGAGTCGGTGTCGGAGAGCTGCTCGGCGAGCGCGTCGACCTGCTGCTGACGCTGATGCCCCATCGTGAGGCCGTACGCGGTCGCGCCCGCGAGGGCCAGCACGATGACCAGCAACACCCACACGCCGATCTGCCGGTGGCGGCGTGCACGGGTCTCGTCGTGCTCGAGCTGCTCGAGGGTGTCCTGCTCGTCCTGGGTCACAGGTCATCACCGTCCTCGATCGGGGGGATGGGGTCGATGCCGTGCTCGACCAGCAGACGCCAGTAGGCGCGTGCCTTCGCCCACGCCCGGTCCTCGCGTTTCTCCGCCGCTTCGGCGCGGGCCTTCGCCTCGTCGGCCTGCTTCTTGTAGAGCTCGATCATCTGGGCCTGCCTCGCGTCGGAGCGGCGGTAGGACTGGATGACGAGCCAGCCGATCCCGCTCGCGAGGAGGGGGAGCAGGACCAGCAGCTGCGCGTTGACGTCAAGCACACGCCCCCTCACCTCCTGGTCTGATGGCCGGTCGAGCTCACTGGACGGGGAGCAGCCACAGCGCGTACCAGGTCACCGGGCCGAGCTTCCGGTCGACCGTGAGGCCGGCGAGGCGCTGGACGTTCCCGATCGCGTTGTCCATCTGCGCGCCCCAGCGGCCATCGATGTCCACGTCGTAGCCGCGGGCCTTCAGCTGCTGCTGCGCGGTGACTATCCCCCTCGAGCGGGTCCTCCCGCCCTCGGTGTAGATCTCGCCCGGGTTCAGCGAGTTCGCCGACTTCCCCGACACGGACTCGATCGGGCCCGACGCGTCGCCGTAGTAGCAGAGGTGCCCCGGCGTGCGCAGGAGCGGGAAGTCGGGCACGTTCTTGAGCTGCATGAGAGCTGCCTTTCCGGAGGGAAGCTTCGACGAGGACGAGCCGCCCCCGCCAGACGGAGGAGCGATCACCGCGGTGGGGTCCCCGCCGGCGGCCGCGAGGATCTCCGCGATCGGGATGTCGCCGGGGTCGCCGTGGTCGTTCTCCGGGGCGTGCTGGTGGCCGAGCCACCCCGTGTACGCCTCCCACTGGGCGCCGGTGAGCCGCTGCGCGGCCTTCTCCCCGTACGAGCCCGGGTAGTTCGCCCAGACCACCGAGGACGTCAGCGGGATGCCCAGCGACTCGGAGACCGCGGCGAGCACGGCGGCGAGCGCGTCGCGCGCCCACGCCTCCTCGAGGAGGTCGGGGAGGTAGAGGTAGCCGTGCTTCTTCGCGAAGGTGAGGTCGCACGAGCCGATCAGCTCGATCTGGAAGACCCGGGCGTTGTTGGTCTGGACTCCGCCGGCGCGGTTGACGAGCGCGCGGGAGGGGCGGGTTGTGGAGTAGTGCTGCCGCGCCGCGATCGTCCGCTCCTTCGGGTCGAAGCGGACCGTGAGGTGCGGGGCGGACGTGCCGGCCCCGTAGCCGGGCCAGGTGCCGGTTTCGGTGGAGTGCAGCAGCCCGATCGGCTTGCCCCCGACGTAGGCCTGGTTCGGGTACTTGCCGTCCCATAACTGGGTCGTGGCGTCGGCCCAGGGGAAGATCCCGTCGACCGCGGCGGCGAGCGCCGTGCGCTCCGGGGTCGGGGCCGGGACGGAGGTGCCGCCCGCGGGCACCGTCGGGGGCGCCGGGGTCACCGGGGCGGCGTCACCTCCCCCCAGGCCCATCGCCGCCTTCGTCTTCGCGCCGACCTTGCCGTCCGCGGTGAGGCCGTGCGCCTTCTGCCACTCGCGGATCTTGCCCGCGGTGGCGGGGCCGATCTTCCCGTCGACGTCCGCGCCGACGACGCGCTGCACCGCCGCGTGATCCAGGAAGCCCTCGTGCCGGTACTGGTCCAGCGACTCGATGTACACGAAGTGCCACGGCTCGTTGTTCCGGCGGCCCTCCTCCCACGACCATCCAGAGGCGAGGCCCTGCGACTGCAGGTACCCCTGGATCAGTGCGGGGATGACGTCGATCGCCTCGCCCTTGGTGTGCTTGGCGCCCGTACCGGTGCCGTATAGGTCCGGGGAGGCGACCCGCACGCCGCCGAGCCACCGCCACGCGGTGCCGCCGAACATCCGATCGTCGCGGTGCCGCTTCGACTTCGTGCCGCGGTTGCGGTAGTTCGCCGTGAACAGCGACACCTGCTCCTCGTACGAGCGGTAGCCGTCGTTCAGGTTGAAGACGGAGCCCGTCTCCGCGACGGCGCGCATCATCACTCGGGAGAGGGAAGCGGCCGCGGCGGGCGTGAGCTTCTCGACCTGGTTCCGGCTGCCCCAGTTCGCGGGGAGAGCCTGCAGGGTGGGGGTCATGCGATGCCTCCTCGGGCATGGGGCGGCCCCGCACACCGTGAGGGTGGGCGGGGCCGTGGAAGGGGCGTGCGGGGTCAGGCGGCGTCGGGGTCGGGGAACTCGGTCGCAGCGATCTCGTCCCACGCGTCGGAGACGACGTAGAGGATGTCGGTGTCCTGCACGTTGGGGTAGCCGCAGTCGACGCAGGCCGCTGCGGCGATCGCGGGGTTCGTCGCGATGCGGACGAGGAAGCTCGTCACCGCGAACTCGGGGTTCTGCAGCGCGGCGGACGCGAGGCGTCCGGATGCGCCCTCGGCCCCGGCCCGTTCCGCGGCGGTCTGGCGGACGGCTGCGGTCGTGCGGGCGCGGACGGTCTGGTTGTCGATGATCTTCGAGGATCCGATCAGGTTGGACACGATGGGGATCACTTCCTGTAGGTGACGCGGAACTTGGTGGGGGAGCCCTTGAACTGGCCGTAGTAGGTCAGGCCCGTGTTCGTCGTGTAGACGCTGACGCCCTTGTAGGTGCCGTTCGCGATCGGGGCGTGCCACGACGAGGGGACCGTGACCCAGCGGCCCGCGTAGCGGGGCCAGTTCGCCGAGGTCGTGCCCGAGCCGACGATCCCCTTGTAGGTGCCGTCGTTCGGGTAGAGCACCGCGGTGCCGCCCGAGCCGTAGTACCAGTGGGCGTTCTCGAGGTAGACCTCGAACTTCTCGATCGTCGAGCCGGCCAGCGCGCCCCGCATCGCGGGGTAGAACACCCAGCCGCCGTAGCGGTTGCCGTACGAGCTGTAGGTGCCCTGGTAGACGGTGCCGTTGCGGGTGTCGCCGCCGTAGGACGCTGCCGACCATGTCTGCGTCTGGCGCACGACGATCGGAGTCGGGTCCGCGGGCTCCGAGGTGCCCCCTCCACCATCGCCGTCGTTCCACCGCTTCAGCGTCGACGGCATCGAAGGGCCCACATCCTCAATCGAGAGGACAGGGGAGTAGAACCCCGTCGCGAGCACCCGGACGGGACGGCCGGCGACCTCGGGACGGATCATCCACATGAGCCAGAACCCGCGCCCTGAGGACCAGGAGCCGGTGTCGAGCATGAACTCCATCCCGTTGACCGCCGTGGCGCTGCCGGCGAAGACGGGGTTGCGGGCGAAGATCCCGCGGTAGGTCCCCTCGTTCGGTGTGGTGCCATGGAGGATCGGAGTGCCGTCGTAGCTGTAACGGAGCTCCTCGACGATGTTGGTGTTCGTACCACCGGTGACCTCGACGAAATGCTCGGAGAGGCGAATCCGGTAGAGGCGGCCCGCCTCGAGCGTCGTCTGGATCTCGCCACGCCGGGCATAGTCCGAGGTGTCACCGTCGAGCTGCGACGTCGACGTCAGCTGCCCCCAGGCCCGCATCCCTCGCGGGTACTGGGCGAGGATGTCGCCGAGGGTGTCACCGCCCACGGCGAGGCTGTCGAAGGATCCCGCCGGTGCCTGCACACCGGACGGCGAGATCATCGTGGACCCAGCCGTGATCAGGTTGTCGCCGGACGGGCCGATGCGGACCATCTCGTACTCGGCGCCGTCGTCGTTGATCCCGTACAGGGTGATCCCCGTCGAGTCGATTACGACGCGCTGCCCCGACTCCGCAGTCCGGATCAGGCCCGCCGTCACCATCCTCGCGGCGAGCGCGACCGCGTCGATCAGGCCCGCGTCCACAGTGCCGGCGACGAGGCGGCCCGCGTCGAGGCCGACCTGGACCCAGGCGCCGTCGACGAGCTGCCACCGGTCGGTCTCGACCATCGGGGGCCCGAGCTCGACGATCGTCCAGAAGGCGCCCTCGGGGTACCCGTCGGTCCCGGCGGGGGTGGAGGTCGCGACGGTGTTGAACTTCGACGCCGTCTCGATGCCCGTGACGAGTTCCTCCTCGAGCCGCTCGAGCGCAGAGGGGATCGCGCGGACCGACTGCTGCTGCCCGTCGCCGTCCGTCCACACGGCGTCGCCGTGCTCTCCGAAGTCCTTCACCCCGGCGGCGCCGGTCTTCGACGAGCGGGCCTCCTCCCGGAGCCGGTCCACGGTGCTGCGGAGCGAGTCCTTCGGGCGGGCGTTGAGATCCCGGTACTCCATCAGGCGACCTCCTCGTCCTCGTACTCGATCGGTCCGTCGTCCTGGAACTCCAGGTCGACCGTGGCGGAGGTCCAGCTGCCCTTCGCGGCGATGATCCGCTTCGGGGTCGTGCCCTTCGGGACGGTCAGCCAGTCGTCGCCCATCGTGACGTTCGCGGCATCGCCGACGTGCCACCGCCCGATCTGGCAGCGCGGGTCCGCGCCGTCGATCTTCACGGAGATCTGGGTGACGGGAGCGCGGGCCGCAGCGAGCTCCGCCTCGGCGTGGGTGCGGATGAGATCGCCGTTCTCGGAGTCGCTCGTGGACCCGACGACCTCGAGGAGCGGCATCTGGTCGTCGAGGCGGGACAGGTCCTGCACGACTCGGGCGAGGATGCCCGCGCCCTCGCCGGCGCCGGTCCAGTAGACGCGGTTCGCGATGCGGGCCGCATCGGTCTTCACGTCCACCTTCGAGATCGGCGACCTCGTGGAGGTGGTGTCGAGATCCATCGTCCAGCCCTGCGCGATCTGCGGCTGCGCCGCGGTGCCGTTGACCATCACCCACTCGAGATGGGTGCCGTCGTCGCTCCAGCGGGGCCGGAACATGATGTCGGTCCCGTTGCGGACCTTCGTCAGCTCGGTCAGGCGCTTCCATGCGCCGTTGTTCGAGAGGTTGAAGCCCTCGTAGTTGCGGCGGTTCAGGGTCGCGCCGGTCTCCCGCGGGGTGCCGTAGACGATCGGGAGCGTCCCGCCGACCTTCGCGACTGCGTGCTTCACGACCTCCTGCGCGATCGTGCCGAGCGACATCCCGGTCAGGGACACCACCGACTTCATCAGCGCGATCTGCGGATCGTTCGGCGACGCGACCGGCTCCTGGGCGAGGACGACGCGCTTCTCGAGCACGGCGCCGATCCCTCGGCAGGCGAGGGTCGCGGTCGTCTCCGACTCCGCGGGAGGGCCCATGACCGGACCCGCTACCCAGGCGTCGAGCGTGCCGTCCTCGTGCTGCCAGGACACCGCGACGCTCGTGCGCATGTGCGACCACCACTCCCGCTCGAGCCGGCGCAGCTGGGTCTTCGAGGTCGCGACCGAGAAGTCCTCGATGCCGTTGAGAGGGATGGACCAGCTGCCGGGCGCCGCGAGGTCGAGCTGCGCGCCCTTCCGGCCGTCCATCGTGCGCACCAGGTGAGCGACCCAGGTCACTGCGCCACCCCGACATGCCAGACCTCGAACCTGTTGCCGGGGTAGCCCTGGTTCGTGCCCTTGTGGTGCATCCAGCCCGGCCCGGACAGCCCCTCGATCTGGTCCTGGATGTAGTGGACCTTGTGAACACCCTCGGACAGCTGCTTCGTGAAGCTCATGAAGTTCGTCTGCGGCGCGGCGCGGGTGACGCGCGTCGTGAACGCGAGCTCGAGGACGTCGTCGATGTAGACCCGCCACCGGATCGCCGCCGACGGCTGATCAGTCGTGCCCTCCTGAATCGCGGAGAGGCAGTGCGTCATGTCGAACCGCACCCAGGAGTCGGACGGCAGCGGGCGGGTGCGGCCCACCCCCAGCGTGATCGGGGAGACGTTTCCCTTGATCGCGTTCGCCGGATCATGGAACTGGTGCAGCAGCCCCAGCGACCCTCCGGCCGGGACCGCGAAGTTCCGGTCGACGGACTGCTGCGCCGACGTCGTCGCGGCGATCCCCGCGGGGACGACGAACAGGCCGAGGGTGATGCCGCCGCCCGGAGCGGCGCCCTGCGTCACGTACACCAGCCCGTCCCGGTCCATCACGATCCGGTCCTCGCGCGTCCCCGTCGCCGGGGCGGGGAGGGTGTTCACCGTCTGCTGCTCGACCGCGTACTCGAGGCCGAGCCCCGCCGCGGTCTTCAGCACCACGGACCCCGCCGTGACGAGGTACGCCATGCTCGACGTGCCCTTCACGGTCACGCCGCCCGTCGGCTTGATCCCGCTGGTGTGCCAGTTCGCGCCGATGATCCGCTGCAGCTCCGCCGGGGAGGTGCCCTGCAGGATGTCGACGACCTCGGGAGCAGGCTGCTCGCCGAGCTTGATGGGGGCCTTCGGCCAGGGATGCACAGCCATTGCGTGCTCCTCTCTCAGACGTTGATGTCGCGGTGGCGGACGATCGCCCAGCCGGTGCCGCCCTGCAGGAAGCTGAAGTGCACGGACTCGATCGACCGCGGCGGAACGGACGCCCAGCCCCGCTCACCGAGGAGGTGCGACTGGTCCACGCCGCCGACCGTGACCGCGCCGGCCATGTCGACGGTCACCGGGATGTCCATGAACGTGGGCCACGGGTAGGTGACGCGCTTGTCGCCGACCCCGATGGCGAACCCCGGCGAGGCCGACCACACCGTGAACTGTGGGGGAGACGCGGTGTTCCCGTCGTTCCAGATCCAGTCGTCCGTCGCCACCGCCGTGCCGAACGAGATCACCCCACCCCTCGAGAAGGGGGCGAAGTCGAACCCGACCCCCGCCCCTGCCGGATGCAGGTACGTCTCCCGCCACGGCGTGTACAGCTCCGGGTCCGGGGCCGTCAGCGGGATCGAGACCGTGAACGCCGACGGCGAGGTCCGAGCGGTCAGCACCTCGCCGGTGCGCTCCACGACGGTCGTCAGCGCCGGCACCCCGGTCTCCTCGACCGTGAGCTCTCCCGACTCACCATCGGCGAGCGCAGCGGACAGCTGCCGCTTCACGTAGTTCGCGTGGTCCCAGGAGTCGAGCTTGATCTTCGCCTTCACCTCGAGGGTGCGGGCGGAGCGGGTGCGGGGCGTGGGGAACGAGCCGTGGCCGAGCCGCTCCTCGTTCTCTCCCCGCATCGAGAACCCGCCGTACCAGCCGGTGGGGGTGCCGTCGACCCAGAACTCGTTGCGGTGGTCGAGCTCGCGGGACGACGCCGCCAAGACGATGTCGCCCCGCGAGTTCGTGAGGAGGACCTTCTGGATCATCGGGGCCTCCTCACACGCTCTCGAGTTCCATGGCGACGCGGCGCATGATCTCGTCGGCCAGACGGTCCACGTCTGCGTCGGAGAGCTGCGTCGCGGTGATCGGCACCGTCACGGACGGGCCGCCGGTGCCGCCGGCCTCGAGCATCTGGATGATGCTCTGGCCCTGCTTGCCGGTGAACACCGGCTCGGGCACCCCGGACTTGTTGTGGACGAGGGACAGGCCGGGCTTGAGCCAGCCGCCCTCGTCGTAGACCAGGGGCTCGATCCCGCCGACGAGACCGCCGTGCGCGTAGCCGCCGCGCCGGTTCCACCCCGCCGCGAGGGAGGGGTAGGTGGCGCGGGTGTACCGGATCGACGCGAGGATGTTCGACAGAGGGTCGAAGATGTCCTTGTCGTAGCCCGGTCGGGCGTAGGCACGGAACGTCGGGCCGATAACCTGCATCAGCCCCTTCGACGGGGTGCCGCGCTTCGCGTTGCTGTCCCAGTTGTTCACGGCTCGGGGGTCGAAGCCGGACTCCTGGTTCATGCGGCGGAGCAGCGCCTGGAGGTTCGCTCCGGAGAACGCGCCCTCCATCGTCAGCGCCCGAGTCGCGGTCGGGGTCCAGCGCGTGGCCTTCACCCCGGCGACAGTGGTGTCGACCTGGTCCGAGGCCCAGTCGCCGATCTCACCGAGCTTCCCGGTCGCCCAGTCGAGCGCGGAGCCGATCAGCTTCTTCGGCATCCCGAAGAGGACGTCGCCCCACAGGGAGTCGCCGACGCCGGCCCGGACGGTCTCCTTGATGGAGTCCCACAGGCCAGCGAACGGGTTCCACCATCCGCCGTCTTCGCCGCTGCCCGCCGCGCCGCCCGCACCCAGGTAGGGCAGCGGGTCGACGTACTTCCCGTCCTTGCGGAGCGAGAAGTGGAGATGCGGGCCGGAGCTGCGGCCGGTCGAGCCGGCGTAGCCGATCACCTGCCCCGCGTCGACCGCCGCCCCCGAGGGGACCGCGAACGAGGATAGGTGGTGATAGCCAGCCGTGAGCCCGTTCCCGACGGAGAGCTCGAGCTTGTTGCCCGCCGCCGAGTTCCGGGTCCGGGACGCGGACCCAGGAGCCACAGCGACGAGGCTCGTGCCCGACGGCATGGGCCAGTCGATGCCCTTGTGCCGGCCGCTGCGCGCCCCGAACCCATCCCCGCGAGGGAACGAGCCACGGAACGGCATGCCCAGCTTCACCAGACCACCGCCGGCGAAGCCGGAGACGAAGTCCGCGAACGACCTGCCCGACGTGCGAGCCTCGTGGTTCGCGCGGAGGAACAGCGACTGGGACTCACGGTCCCGCAGCCCCTCCGACACGAGCACACCCTCACCACGGCGAGCAGCGATCAGCTGATCATCACCATCCCGCCAGGACGACTGCCCCGGCAGGATGCCGCCCGTGGTGTACCCCTTGAGGGCCGCGGGCATCTCCAGATGCTTCACATCCTCGTAGTTCGGGTCGAACCACGCGCCGACCTTGTTGAACGGATCGATGACGGACTTGTTAATCACGTCCTCGATCACGAACCGGACCGGCTTCGCAGCGAAGCCCTTCAGCTTGTCCCAGGCCGTGCCGATCGCCTCGACGCCCTTCTCGAAGCCCGGCGCGACGTCGTTGGAGACGAAGTTCTTCAGCGGCGTGAAGACCTTGTCCCGCACGAAGACCCAGCCCTTGTCGAGGACGTCCTGCACGTTCTTCCAGACCGGCTTGATGATCGACTCGTACAGCCACGAGAACACCGGGCCGACGACGTTCCGCACGGTCCAGTCGATGATCGAGAAGATCACCTTGATGACCTTCCACGCCGTGTCGATCGCCCAGGAGATACCGCTCCATGCCGGGACCACGACGTTCTGCCACAGCCACACGATCGTCGGACCGACGATCGCGGTCAGGAACCACTTCAGGGCGTCGAGCGCCGGGAAGATCACGGAATTCCAGGCCCACGAGATGATCGCCCCGATGGTGGTGAACGCCGGCGAGACGACGCTCTGCCAGAGCCACACGATGTTCGGCGCCAGGGTGTTCGTCAGGAAGCCGAAGAACTCGCCCAGGGCAGGCTTGATCACGGACTGCCAGGCGTAGACGATGAACGCACCGATCGCGCCGAAAACGGGCTGCACGTAGTCGGTCCAGAGCCGCTCGACGATCGGGAACATCTCGTCGCGGATGTAGCCGACGAGCTGCTGGATCGCGGGGACGACGACGCCCATCACGATCTGCGACCAGTAGTCGCCGAGCGTCTGGACCCACTGGACCACGACCGGGATCACCTCGCCGGCGACGGCCGAGAGGACATCCCACCCGGTCTGCAGCGCAGGCCAGAGCGTCGTCGAGAACCACTCCCCGACGGCGCCGACGGCCTCCTGCAGCCACTCGAAGCCCGCGACGATCACGGGCAGCGCCGTGGTGGTGAACCACTCCGTGACCGCGCCGATCGCGATCTGGATGCCCTCCCACGCCGTCTGCAGCACCTGCGCGCCGAGCTCGGTCTCGGTGAAGAACCACGTCAGCACGCCGACCGCGGCGCCGATCGCCAGGGGGATCCAGCCGATCGCGGCGAGCGCTCCGGAGATCACGCCACCGAGCGACATGATCGCGCCGACGACCGCGGTCCCGCCGAGGTAGAGCAGGAACCCGCCGACGCCGGACAGGATCGGGATCAGGTTGTCGCGCAGCCAGCCGCCGACCTCGATCGCGGCGTCGCGCAGCATGAGGAGCGCCCCGACTGCGGGGTGGTCCTCCTCCCAGCCGAACGCGTCACGGAGCGCACCGGTGAAGTCCCCGCCGACGACGAGGTCCCAGATGCCCTTGACCCCGTCCCGGACCCGGAACAGGAAGTCGACGGCGGCGGAGTCCTCCTCCCAGCCGAACGCCTCGGTGAGCGCGCCGGTGAAGTCCCCGTTGACCAGCAGGTCGTAGACCCCGCGAACGCCCTGGGAGAACGTCTCGATGTAGGGGGTGACCTTCTCGCCGATCCCGTCGACGAACGCGGTCACGCCGCGCAGCGCCGGGGCGATCAGGGGGTAGAAGTCCTCGAGCGCGGACGCTCCGAGGCGAGACACCGCGGCCTTCAGATTCGCGAAGGAGCCGCGGACGGTCTCTCCGGACTTCTGGGCTGCGCCGCCCAGGCGGGTCTCCATCGCCTCGGCGAAGATGTCGAAACCGATCTCGCCCTTGGACCCGAGCTCCTGGGCCTCGGCGGAGGTCTTGCCGATGACCTCTCCGACCATGTCCCAGATGGGGATGCCGGAGGAGAGGAGCTGCATCGCGTCGTCGCCCTGGAGCTTCCCCTTGGACGCGACGGACGACCAGATCAGGCCCATGTCGCCGATGTCGCGCTTCGCGATCGTGGCGGAGTCCGCGACGAGCGAGAGCGTCTTGGTGAGGTCCTCGCCCGGCTTGATGCCGGCGGCCGTCATCGTCGCGGCCGTGGAAGCGGCCTCGCCCATCCCGAACGCGGTGCCCTTCACCGAGGCGAGCGCCGACTCCATCACCTTGTCGACCTCGGCGCCGGACATCTGCAGGCCCTCGAGCGATGCCCGAGCGTCCTCGATGTCGGCGAGGCGGTTGAAGCCGCCGATCGCTGCGCCGCCGAGGAACGCGGCGCCGCCGGCGGCGAGACCCGCGGCGCCCCACTTCACGCCCTTCCCGATGCCGCCGAGGAGCGCGTCTCCACGGGACCGGATCCGCTCGGCTTCCTTTTCGACCTCTCGGCCGATGCCCTTCATGCCGTTGACGATCTGCTTCTTCAGACCGCCGGTGCCGTCCATGCCGGACCAGAGCCGCTTCCACGCGGGGAGCGCCTTCTCGGCCTCCTGCGCGGCCTGGCCGGTCTCGCGGGCGAGGTCGTCCTGGGCATGGGCGTGGTCGGCGGCGGCGTCGCGCGCTTCCTGGTGCGCGACCTTCGATTCGGTGATCGCGGCGCGCAGCGCGATGTCTTCGTTCTCGACCTTCTCGGTGGCCTGGCCAAGCTTCGAGCGGGCGCCCTCGAGCTTCGCGGTCGATGCGGTGACCTCGGCGTCGGCCTTCGCGGAGTCCGCGCGCTTGCCGGCGAGGTCCAGCTCTGCCTTCGCGAGCTCGTCGGTGGATGCTTCTCCGCTCGCGCGGCGCGCGGCGATGTCGCGCTCGGCCCGCTCGACTTCGGCGCTCTTCGACGCGGCTGTCGAACGGCGCTTCTCGAGGTCCGCCTCGGCGCGCTCGACGTTCGCCGCGGCGGAGCGCTCCTTGTCGCGGGCGTCGATGATGCGGGTCTGGGACTTCCCGACCTCGGAGGCGGCCTTCCGCGCTGCGGTGGCCTGCTCGTCCGCGGCCTTCTTCGCGGCGCGCTCGACCTTCTCGAGCTCCTGCACGACGGGGGAGACGTCGGCCTTCTTCGTCTCGGAGTTGATGCCGTCGACGAGCGCCCGGCCACCCTCGGTGCCGGCCTTCTTCGAGGCGTCCTTGACACCCTTCATGAGGGGGGCGGCGAAGCCCTTCATCTGCGGGAGAACATCCACCCATGCGGCATCCGAGCGCGCCATCGCCGCCCCCTCTCTATGAAGTTGTGGCGAAGCTCAGGGGCCCCACAAGCGCTCCAGGTTGGAGCTGATCTCCTGCTGCTCGACCTCGTCGAGCACGTCCCCGTCGGAGTAGCCGCCGTCCATCCCGGGAGCGGGCAGGAGCTCGGGCTTGACGGGCGGGGCACCCTTCTCGCGGAACATGTTCGCGAGAGCGGCGTTGAGGACCCGCAGCTGGGACGAGACGTCCCACGACAGGAGCGTCTCGTCGGTCCAGCCGTGGCCGGCTTCGGCGCGGTATGCCGGTGCGGTCAGGGGCAGGTGCTCGATCATCAGCCGCAGCTGACGCAGAGACACCCGCCCCTGGAAGTACTCGCGCAGAGGGTCCCTCGGCGCGTACGCCTGGAGGAGGGACGCCTCCACCGCCTCGGGGTGATCCCCGAGGAGGCTCAGTGCCGAGTAAGCCGCACCTTCTGGGCTTTTTCCTGCGACTCACGGGAGATCACGCCGAACAGCATCCCCAGGTCATCGAGGCTGTTGCCGTCGGCGACGAACTCCTCGTACTGGTCGCCGAGCAGCACCTCGCAGATCTCGTACTTCGAGGACGCGTCGTCCATCGCTTCCTGCTGCTCGTCGTTCATGAAGAGGGGGTGCGGGAAGGTGTAGATCTTCTCGTTCTTGCCCTCGAACTCGACGGTGCCGCCCTCGGTGCCGACCGCCTCCTCGTAGGCGGGCCGGACCTCCTCGAGGCGGTAGCGCTTGCGGTTGTTCTTCTTCGACATGCTGGATACCTCCGGGATGCTGGTGTGCTGGTTGAAGAGTCGGCGCGCGCCGCACCAGCGAACGACGCGCGCCGACGATCAGGGGAGCCGGGGGCGTCAGCCGCCGACCGGGGGCTCCGCGGGCAGGTAGAACGGGCCGTTCTGCGCGCGGCGGTAGGTGAGGTTCGTGGCCGGGTCCTTGTAGAGCCCGAACGTGAACTGGAAGCCCTCCGCGTCGGCGCGGGACAGGGTCCGCTCTCCGAGGTTGGTGACCTTCGCGCGGTAGGCCTGCTCGACGCGGTACTTCGTCTGCGAGCCCGTGCCGTCCTGGGTCAGCATCAGCAGCCGGTAGAACGGCGGATCGGACACCTCGCCGAAGCTGTAGTCCCAGGCCGCGGACTTCGACTCGGGCCACTCGGAGACGGGCAGGCCGTGGTACAGGCCGTTCACCCAGGCGTTCGCCTCACCGAACGTCGCGGCGAGGGTGCGGGCGATCGACTCGATGTCCGACCGGACCGGCTCGACGTCCTGGTCCATGTTGGTGTCGGTCGAGGAGACGTCGTTGCCCTGGGTCACGCCGTCGGTGGTGACGTAGCCCATCTGCCGGAAGTAGGCCGGCAGCGGAGTCGGCTCACCCTCCGAGGTGAAGAGCTCCTCGACCGGAGGCTGGTCGTAGTCGGCGAGCGCCAGGATCTTGTTGCCGTGCTTGAGGACGAGCCGGTTGTCGGTCTCGATGTTGTCGGTCACGAATGCCATGACAGGGGTTCCTTCCACGTGAAGAAGCCCGCCACGGGGATCGTGACGGGCCGGGGCGCCCGGGCAGGGGCGCGCTGAGGTGGGTCTACTGCGGGAGCGGGTGCGGGCGGACGGTGATGTCGAATGTTCCGACCTGCCGCTCGAGGTCGACGTCGTCCGCGGGGACGTCCGCGAACTCGGCCGTGCACTGCACGTCGTCGACGTGCGCGGTGGTGTCCGACTCGGACGGGAGGGTGAACATGTACACCTCGAGCATCTGGACCAGGGAGTTCAGCTCGTCGAGGTCGTCGTGGAACGCCTCCACGTCGAAGGTGTACGTCTTCGAGAAGCCGTCCGAGGGCGGACCGGGGAGCCGGTCGACCCAGATGCACGGAGCGACCGACTGCCAGCCGTCATCGGGACGGCGGGAGTAGACCGGCAGCCCCGTGCGGTCCGAGAGGTAGGCGATGAGGAGCCGCGTGGTGTTCGGCCACGCGCCGATGATCTTCGTCATCGCGAGCTCACCGCCCGTGCCGCCCGGAGCATCAGTCGGTACTTGTCGAACCGGGAGGTGCCCCGCTCGTACTTCGCGGCGCCCGGCGCGACGACCCGCGCGTAGGGCCGCTGGAACCCCTGTGCCTTCGTGCCCGGGCGAGTGCCCTCCTCGACCCGGATGTCGGCCGAGAGCTGCCGGAGACCCTGACGGGCCGCCGTCGCCTTCGCCCGCGCCGCGACCTGAGTCGCCCGCGCCCTGAGCCGCCGGCGCACCGCCGGGGTCTGCGACGCCTGCTGCACGATCCTTCGCACGTCCACGCCATCACCCCCGATCGAGCTTGAGGAAGAACTCGGTGTGCGGGAACGCGCCGACGAACAGCTGAGGGTGCCCATCGACCTGGTACTCGGTGCCGCGCCAGGTGACCCTGTCGTGCGCCTCGACCACGTCCGTGAGCGGACCCGAGACCCGGTAGCGGGCCGTGATCACCTTCTCGTTCCCGACCGACTCGGTCGACCCGACCGGCACCACCGAGTAGCCGGTGAGCAGCGTGTCGACGGGCGTCCCGGTCGCGCGCCCGTTCGCGTCCGGGCGGCCGGTCGCGACCTGGTGGACCGTGAGCGTCTCCCCGTGGATGTCGCCGTCGAACCAGCTCATCGTCGACCCTCCGGCCACTCCGGGAACAGGCCCTCGAACGGGCCCGGATCCGGGAAGCTCCCCAGAGGGGTCGCCTGCCGGGCCGACGCCGAGCCGTCGAGGATGTCCAGCATCCACGGCGCGTACACCCACGGGTCCCGCGGGTTGCCCGCCTGGTCGAGGGTGATCGATCGCGACTCGGACCCGGAGGTCACCTGCCACGACTTCGCGCCCGGCGTCGGCGGGCCACCGAGGACCGGGAGCACCAGCCACGTCACCACGTCGGCGACATCGGCGGCGCTCACGGTCCCCGCGGCGACCCGCGTGCGCAGCGCCGGCCACCGCCGATCGATGTCACGAGACACCGATCCGATCAGCGCCTCGGCGCGCTGCTTCTCCGCGGGGGAGAGGGGACGCCACGGCGCCGACACCTGGTCGGGCGTGGCCCACGGATCGAGCTCAGCCATGACGCCCCCTCCCGGTCACTTCGCGGCGCCGCCGCGTGCGGCCGCCTTCTCGGCCGCCGGCTTCTCCGCGGCGGCCTTCTCGGCGGCCGCGCGCTCGGCGGCAGCCTTGTCGGCGGCGGCCTTCGCGTCGGCCTCGGCGAGGTCCTGCGGCGAGTCCGCTTCGGGCACCTCGACCTCGGCGATCAGGCCGTTGTTCTTCAGCCGGGTCACGTCCTTGCGGTCGACGCCGGACGGCAGCACCGCGCCCTTGTAGAGGTAGCGCTCCTGCCCGGAGACGTTCACGACGACGCACGCCGCGATGACCTTGATCTGCTTCGCCATGATGATCAGACTCCCGTTCCGGTGATGCGGATACCTGCGTTGGGCTCGAGCACCACCGGGACGGTGATGCGGCGGGCCTGGACGGTGTACATGTCGCGCTCGTCCTTGCGGATCGACTTCACCTCGAGGCCGTCGTAGCCGACGTAGCCGGGGGAGGTGATCTTCTCGTCGGCCATGCCGCCGAGCTGGTCCCGGTCCACGAGGATCGGGTCCGAGAAGGGCACGTGCTGGGACGTCACCCAGGTGAGGCCCAGGTAGTCCGGGATCACGCCCGAGAGGACGAAGTTCCCGGACTCGCGGGGCACCAGGTCGCTCTTGATGAGCGACGCGGCGACCTTCGCGAACTGGGTCGGCTTCAGCGCCACGACGGAGTAGTCGAAGCTCTCCTCGATGTGGTCCTCCTCGGCCTTCGCCTTCGCGGACAGCACGGTGTCCACGATCGCCTCGCCGCTGGTCCACTGCGCGGTCGCGGCGAAGGTCTGGGCGACCTTCGAGGCGATCACGCCGAGGGCGGTGCCGTCGATGTCGCGGATCATGCCGTTGGCGATCTTCCGCAGGCCGCGGTCGACGGGGTTGATCAGCAGGCGGCTGATCGCCTCGTCGGTCACGTCGGAAGCGAGACCCGTCTTGCGGGTCTTCGCCGAGGCGAGCTCGCCCGTGGTCATGACCGTCTTCGGGTACTCGCCACCGGGAGCGATCGCCTCCGGGGAGTCGGCGGGGAAGATCTCCTCGCCGGTCTCGTACAGGATCGCGCCGCCCTCGGCGGTGAAGCGGCCCGCGAGGAGGTAGTCCGCGATGAACTTGTGGTCGAGGATGGTCGCCAGCCGCTTCCGCAGGAGCGACGGGGTCTTCATCAGGTGGTGGATCTCCGTGGTGGTGAGGTCGGAACCGACCTTCACCGGAGCGCCGGGGTAGCTGTAGGCCACGATGAGCCCTCCTTTCAGGCGAGGTGGAAGCGGACCGAGGCGGTCTCGCCATCAGCGGCCGCCGCGAGCGCGAGGCCGATCGTGCCGGACTCGGCGGTCGCGACCTTGCCGTCGGCGGCAGCCGCGACCCGATCACCCGCCGCGATCGCGCCGGCAGCGATCGGACGCTGCACGGCACCGGAGTAGACGGTGACGAGCTCACCCTCGGCGGCGTCGAAGCCCGCGACGCCGGCGACCTTCGCGGACGCCTCGCCGGCGTGGGCGACGGTGCGGTCGCCGGTGATCTCGACCAGGCGGCCACCGGTCACGTCCGCCGAGGCGGTGAACGTGACGGAGTCGCCGGGGCTGAACTGGGGCAGGTAGTCGGCCATGCTCAGGCCTCCTTCTCGGTGGTGGGCCAGTACTTCGCGTACACGGCGTCCTCGTCGGTCGACTCGTCGACACCGCCCGTGAAGCCCGCGGGCGCCATCGGGATCGTGCCGGGAGCCAGGGAGTCGAGCACCTCGGTGGCGCCCTCCTCGTCGGCGGCCAGCTGCGCGAGCCAGTGATCCCGGCGCGCCGGAGCGACCCGGCCGTCCTGGATCGCGGCATCGACGACGCCGGCGCGGCGGTCGGAGATCTGCTGGGCGCGGGCCTCGGCGCCGGCCCGGGCGTCAGCACGCAGCTGCTCGACCTGGTCGGCGTCCATGAGCACGGTGCCCTCGGGCGGGGAGAAGCGGGGCGCGGGCTCGGCACGCTCGGCGAGCGCCTCGTCGACGGCCGCGAGGATCGTGTCCTCGGTCGCGTCGGCGTCGGTGATGCCGAGCCGGTCGATCAGCCCCTTCTTGATGGTGTCCGACATGGGGTCGGGTCCTTCCTTCTGGGTGTGGGTGGGTTCCACCGGCTCGGCCGGAGGCTTGTGGTCGCCGTCGGCGAGCGCCGCGGCGAAGTCGTGGTGATACGGATGCCCGAGAACGGACGCCCCGCCATCACGCTGAACGGCGCTGGCGGCGAGGCCGAGCGGCGGTGCGGGGGCGTCGGCGCGGCCGGCATGGGCGAAGATCGACAGGTCCAGGCTGTTCTTCACGTCGGACTTGTCGCGGTCGGAGTCGACGCGGTCGGCGAGACCCGCGGTGACGGCTTCCTCGGCCGAGTACCAGGTCTCGGCGAGCATCGCCTCGCGCCAGGTGGCAGGTTCGCCGCCGGCCTTCTCGGCATAGATCGAGGCGATGTTCTCGCTGACGCGCGTGAGATCGTCGGCCATCTTCTGCATGTCCTCGGCGGGGCCCCAGCAGAGGCCGGAGGCGTCGTGGATCATCAGCTCGCTGTTGCGGCCCATCACGACCTCGTCGGCCCCCATCGCGATGAACGAGGCTGCTGAGGCGGCGATCCCGTCGACGTGTGCGACGACGGTGGCCTCGGTGCGGCGGATGACGTTCAGGATCGCCATCGCGTCGAAGACGTCACCGCCGGGCGAGTTGATGAACAGATCGATGCGGTCGGAGTCGAGCGCGGTCCAGTCGCGGACGAAGTCCTTCGCGGTGACCCCGAACCATCCTCCGATGGCGTCGTAGAGGTAGACCTGCGCGGTGCGGGTCTCCTCGTCGGACGCCATACGGAACCAGCGCTCGGAGCGCGGGAGGGGCGGGGTGCGGCGGGTGTCGGTCATGTCCCCTCCTCAGGGGTCGGAGCGGGCTTGTACTCGCGCGCGGTGTCGGCGTCGGCCGGCGGGAAGGAGTACATCGTGCGGATGTGCTGCTCGAGCTTGTCGTCGGCGGTGAGCGCACCGCACTCGATGAGCGCCCGGATCCCCTCCGCCGTCGCGGGGTGGCGGGACCCGATCTCGTCGAACACGATCCGCGGGGCGGGCTCCTGCTCGCCCCAGTTCAGATCGACGAGGTCCTCGACGATGTGCTGCGTCGCGACGGACGCGATGTCCTGGGCGACGGTCTGCAGCGAGAGGGTGAAGAAGTCCGCGAACGTCTCGCCGAGCGCGTAGGAGCCCGTCGAGTTGTCGCCGCCGAGGTTGAGGAAGTTCGCGAGCACGGCGCGGGCGATCTGCTCGTCGTAGTAGCGGATCGGCTTGTCCGCGTCGGGCAGCGCACCGGACACCCCGGCGAGGGTCAGCTTCGCCCCGTGAGGGATCGATGCTCCCGCGTTGTTCCCCGACCGGACCGCCTTCGCGATCTGCAGGCCCGCGGTCACGTCCTTCTTCGCCCAGTCCTCGCGCTCGGCGAGGGTGCCCATCACGGGCGGCTCCGCGCCCTCGTAGACGGGGATGCCCATGCCGTTGCGGTCGACGGTCTGCGCCTGGACCCGCAGCAGCCGGTCCTTCAGCATCCAGAACTTGTACGCCGGGCGGAGCAGCGACGAGCCGAGCCAGTTCCCGCCCTCGCGGTCGTTGACGTAGACCACGAGCCGCTCGATGCCCATGCGGGGGTCGGTGCGGCGGTTGCCGAGGCCGTGCTGCTCGAGTGCGATCAGGCCGCCATCGGCGGCGACGTCGACCTTCGAGATGGTGCGGGGCGGGCGCCAGCCCAGCTTCCGCAGCCGCGCCCGGCCCTGCTCGTCTAGCCGGTAGACCTGTTCGAACGGGGAGTGCCCGAACACCAGCATCAGCAGCGCGAGGCGGAGATGCTCCGACCACGCGAAGCGGTCCCTGGTGCGGACCACCGGACGCGCCGGCTCGCCCTGCACCTGCAGGCCGAGGTCGTCGGCGATCAGCTGCACCACCTCAGGCCGGGCGCCGTTCGGATCGATCCGCCACTCCGTGCGCCGGATCGGGAGCGTCACAGCGCGGAGCACCGAGATCACCTGCGCGTCCTGGCGACGCATCCGGTCGTACACCTCGAGGTTCTTCGGCCAGATCAGCTCCGGCGTCTCCTCGAGGTCGTCGATCGCCGACCACCACGAGTTGCTCGTCGAGGCGTAGCCCTTCTCCGTCTGCGGAACCGTCACGCTCCACCTCCTCTCAGAATCCGATCGTGTTCAGGTCGTCGGCCGGCTCCCACCGATCGCCGACCTCGGCGAGTGCCGCGTCGTCGAGCGCGAGCGCCGCCGGCGGCGGCGGTGTCTCCTGGACCCGCTTCTTCATCAGCCACAGCGCGCCGATCCACGCGATCAGCGGCGCGACGTCAACCGGCGAGCGCTTGCGGTCGATGACCCAGCCGTCGCCGAGCTCCTTCCGCTCGGCGAGCGCCGCAGCGTTGTCGAGCGGGGGCTGCTTGTTGTGGCGGGCCTTGCCGTCGCGGACGTCCTCGAAGGCCTGGCCGTGTGCGATCAGCAAGTCGCCGCCCTGCCAGGGCTCCACGGGGATGTCGAAGCTGGGGTCCTCGTCGAAGTCCTTGAGCAGCCCGGAGATCGGGGCGCCCTTGGTCTGGCCGGTGACGGCCTGGAAGCGGGGCCGCCACTCGTGGGTGAGGAGCCAGTCCTTCACCCAGTCGTCGCCGTGGCGGACCGCGCGGACCTCGACCTGGGCGACGCCGTCGGCGCGGGTGCCGGCGAACGTGATCCAGGTCTGGGAGCGGTCGGCGGACTTGTCCAGGCCGACCCAGACGGGGCCGACGAGGCGGTCCGCGTCGGCGACCTGCTGGGTGCCGTCCGGCAGCGTCTCCGGCTCGTTGGTGGTCTCCTCCCACGTCCCGGGCGGGAAGACCCCGTCGACGGTGCCGTCGGGCCACTGGCAGAGCACCTCGGTGCGGAACACCCACTCGGGGTCGGTGCGGCAGTCGGAGGCGAGCTTCTTCTCCCGGATGCGGTAGCCGAGGAGGGGGTTCGACTGGGCCCAGCCGTCGCGGTCGCGGCGGTCGATGCCCGGCGTCGCGGAGTACTCGGCGAGGAACAGCGTCTCCTCGTCCTGCTCCCAGTCCTCCGGGTCGTCGTCCTCGTAGAGCTCGTCGTCGTGCTCGAGCGAGGCCTCGATGTCGAGCTCAGTCGGGCCGGCGACGGGCAGGACCTTGTTCAGGCCGTCCGGGTCGCCGACGACGGCGTGCGCCATCTTCCGGAGGTACGAGAGGACGACGGAGAGGGCGTCGCCCGCGTTGGACAGGCCGAGCACGAGCGCGTAGTCCTGCGCCTGGGTCGTCTTGGTGATCGCGCCCCAGGCCGCCCAGTTCTTCTGCTCGCGCAGCTCGTCGAGCATGATCAGGTTCCCGGAGAGGCCACGGCCGGCAGAGCGGGACGCGGCCTTCACCTTGTAGCGGGAGCCGTTCTCGAGCACCAGGGTCTTCTTGCCGTTGACCCGGATGACGTTCGCGACGAGGTCGGAGAGGTCGTCGTCCTCGTCCTCGGTCTCCTCCAGGAGGAGGTTGACCGCGTCCTCCCAGATCTCCTCCGCCGTCTCGAGGTCCTGCGCGGTGCCGAGCACCAGCGGCCACTCCATCTCGAGCATGAACCACAGCGCGAGGACCTTCGAGATGGTGCTCTTGCCGTTCTGCCGACCGACGAGCAGCACCGCGGTCTGGAACCGCAGCGACCCGTCCTCGTTCCGCTCCAGCAGCCGGATCACGAACGACCGCTGCCACGGGTACAGGTGCACCCGCAGCACGTCGGTCGCGAACTCGATCACGCGGAAGCCCCACGACGTCGCCGGGGTCAGCTGACGCTTCGGCGGCGTGACGATGCGGGGCTCGGTCGAGCCGTAGCGCTTCCCGTCCGCCGGCGGGCCGCCGACCGCGGCACGGTACTCGGCGCCCACGTTGATCTCGTGGAGCGGCACCGTCGGCCGGTCGAGCACGGCGGTCACGCCGAGTCCTTCACGATCCGCATCGACGACGCGCGCCCGCCCTTCTTCGCGGGCTTCTTCGTCGCCTCAGATGGCGGGGTCGCTGGTGTCACCTGCAACGCGGCGCAGCCCTTGAGGTAGGACGGGATCGTGCCGTAGGCCGCGGACTGCATCGCGTGGAGCCCAGAGCGCTGCGCCTCGTCGATCAGCCACGCGAGCGTCTTCACCGCCTCGATCGTGCCGGCGTACTCGGCGCGCCCCTTCAGATGCTCCGCCGCGGCCACAGACTTGCAGGTCGCGTCGTACATCGTGCCCCGACGCCGCTTCGGCATGCTGTTCGGCGGCGCGAACTCAGCACCCCACGTGTTCAGCTGCTTCGTCATGTCCTGGAGCGTGCTGATCGAGGGGTTCCGGACCATCCGCCCGGTCGCATCCTCGATGCGCACACCGTTCTCCTGGACGTCCTCGGCGGCCTTGCGGAAGGCGTGCACCTGGGTGCAGTACACCTCGAACCGAGTAGCGTCCACCGAACGGCCCTCGGGCATGCGCCCCATGACCTCGTCCCAGATCGCTCGGACGTCGTCAGACAGGTGCTCGGGGGCCTCCATTCAGCACCTCCCGTCGAACATGCCGGACACGAGCGGTGAACGCCGACATCGGGCCCGAGTAGCGGATCCTCCGCGCCACACCGGTCGCCGGCATCCGCGGGTAGGCATCGAGAGACTCACGGATCAGCGGCTCGAGCTCGTCGAGCCGGTCCATCGCATCCCGCCGGTAGACCACCGGCCGAGACGGATCCAGAGCACGGCGCACCGTGTTCCGCGAGACCCCCAGATTCCGAGCGATCGCCCGGATCGGAGTCCCCTCGGCGGCGAGCGCTCGGATCGGCAGCCGATCGTGCACCACGATCACCTCCCTGCCCGGGTCCACATTCCTGCATGGTCACGCATGACCAGGCATACCCCCTCACGCCCTCCGGGGGGAGAGGCCGGTCGCGGCGGTCCCCGGCCGGGAGGCGGGGCGCCGGATCTTCCGGCACCCCCCTGCATGACTATGCATGCACGCGTGGGTCAGGTCACAGCTTGGCTTAGGTCATCAGGCCCAGATCGTCTGGCTCGTCCAGGACGCTCCAGGAGACGAAGCGCGGCGCTGAGTCGTCGTGATCGAAGGCGGTCCACCAGCGGTTGATGCCCGCGAGCGTCCGGACCATGTCGTCCCGGCCACGAGCTCGGACCCGAGCAGCCGACACCTCGGCCGGCTCGAGCACGAGCATCACGTGCGTCGCGCGCACCAGCTCCGCCCAGCGGCGCCGAGCTGACGACGTCGCGCCCGCTCGGATCACCACCGCGTCGGCGTGCCGGCGGCGGCCGAGGTCGTCGAGCGCAGCCTGGAACTGGGACTCGGTCGTCCACGCCGCGTCGTCCCGGTCGAACACCTCGAGCCCCGAGGCCCGGGCCGCGGTCGTCTTGCCCGCACCCGGCGGGCCGCACAGCAGCACCACTCGACGCACCGCTCCACCTCCGTCCATTGACCGGCTCGGCAGCAGAAGGAGTGGCCGCCGCCGAGCCGGCCGAGACGAGGGAGCATGACTAGGCGCGCCGATCGAGGCGCCGCGACCAGGTGCTCGACCCCGAACCCCGGAGCAGGTAGCAGCACCCCGGGGCGATCAGGAAGACATGACCCCGAGGTCCGCGGGATCCCCGGCCCCCAGCCCCGTGTTGCACAGCAGGTGGGCCGGGGCCCAGTTCGACGGCTCCCACCTCAGGTGAGGGAACGCGCTCTGCGACTTCACGTGCTGGACCGAGCACGACGACGGGTGCGGGTAGCGGAGCGAGTAGTCGATCGGCTGCCGGCAGATGCAGCACGGCGAGCCCTGGGCCTCGGCGCGCCGACGCACGAACTCTGTCGCCTGCTTCTTCCGCCGACCACCCCACGCAGGGAGGACGAGACCGTCGCTCACATCGACCCCACCTCCTCGAGGACTCGCGACCATGCGAGAAAGGGGTGCCGGCGGCTCGGGTCCGAGCAGGGGACCAGGAGCGTGGCAGGGCTGGCCCGGCCGCCGGCAGACATGGCAACGGCCCGCTCCGCGAAGCGCGGACGGGCCGTTGGGTGCAGTACACCAAGATCACGCTCAGAGTGGCCTAAGGGTGGCCCAACGTCAAGGACCCTCAGCCCGGCGCGGCGTGTCGCGCCGATGCCGCCTCGGTCGCGTCGTCGACAGACGCTGCACCACCTCGGGCGTGATCAGGTGGAGAGCACGTCCCGCGCTGTCGTACCCGTGCACCGGCAGCTCCCTCCTGGCCCACCGATCCGACAGCCCGTACATCCTCGTGATCCACTCCCGGTCCACGACCAGACCCTCAGCCCTCTGCTCGACGTGCACGAGCCACCTCCCGCATCTCCTCGAGAGTCCCGCCCGACGTCGCGGCCTCGATCACGAGATCCCGCATCGACCTCGACGGCCGCCACAGACCCATCAACCCCCGAGCCTTCCGCCGCAGCTCGAACAGCTCCGGCCACATCTCGTCGACATACCAGGCCCGGGCGACGACGAAGCCGGCGTTGCTCCGCAGCCACCGAGCGACCTCGGCGGTGTTCCCGCCCGTCGCGACCCAGGCGCCCGACGGTGTCCTCGTCCACGACGACCACGCCGGGTCGAGCTCCTCGAGCCCGCACTCCTCGGCCGCGAGGTCACACCACGGCACGAGCACCGCATGGATCTCCCGCGCCAGATCGAGACCCGACACGTTCACCAGCACCGCGGAGCCCGAACCACCACCCGACGGCCCCTCGACCTTCCGCTTCGGCCACCGAGGTAACACCCGAGCAGCCTCCTCCAGATCATTGACCATCCCCAGGAACTGGTTCACCCGGGGATCCACCATCACCCTCACCGCTTGCCCCTCCTTCTCCGACCACGCTTCGTCCTCCTGCCACGCCCGCCCTGACCGGGCGGGCTCCCGTCCATGCCCGGCCCGTGCCGGCCCTGCCCGGCCCGACCCGTCCCGACCCGTCCCGACCCGGCACTTCCAGAACCTTCAGCCTCAGCTTCCGGAAGCGATGCAGAAGTGTCGTCGCGCCTGGTCGGACCGGGTTTCTGCTCGACCTCAGATGCGACCTCAGCGGCGGGCAGGCGCTCCGCCTGCACCGTCGAGGTGGTGGTCGCGCGCTGTTCGCCGCTGGTGTGCGGCGCCGCGTCAGCGACCTCCTCGACGGTGCCGGCAGGCGTCGGCTGCCCGGGCTGGGGGGCGTTCGAGGGAGCGGTCTCCCGCGCAGTCCCCGCGCGCTGGTCACCATGGGGTGCCGCGTCTGCGGGTCGTGTCTGGGAGGGCGCAGTCCGCTGATCGCCGCTGGGTGCGGTCGCCGCGTTCTCTGCGCGCGCGGAGCCGGTGGGGGCCGGCTGCGCGTCGGGGCGGGTCTGGGAGCCCGGCTTGCGGTCCTTCGCGCCGCGGGGGCGCTTCGGGATCGCCAGGCCGAGATCGGTGAGCACCGTGCCCTGGTCCTTGAACCAGGCCAGGGTGATCGTCGAGTAGTAGCGCTGCTTCTCGGGCGGCGGAGGAAGCAACGGGTAACGCGAACCGCGGCCGCCCTCCTCATCTCGCCTGCCGGAGTTGCAGCCCTTGCACGCGACGACCAGCTCGTCGATGCTCCGGGCGCGCTGGCCGGGGATCAGGTGGTCGTACGTGCCGGCCCGGTTGCCGTTGCGCATCGCGAAGGACACGACCTTGCCGCAGTAGCGGCAGGCATCGCCGTCCCGCACCCGTACAGGAAGCACCAGGGTCAGGTCCGAGGTGTCGGCCTTGCGCTGGTTCTCCCACGCGATCTGCTCGCGGGTGCGCAGATGCATGAAGTCCTCGTCGGCGACAAGGCGGATCACCTTCCGGTCATCCTCCACGCCGACCGACAGGAGCCCTGCCTTCGCGGCGAGGTCGAGGAGCGACTCGTGGCGCGGGGACAGCACCATCGCTGTGCCGAACGACACCCGGTAGTCGCTGCCCTGCTGCGCCGCCTGCAGGAAGAGGCGCATCACGAAGCCGAACACCTCGTTCACGGACCGCTCATCAGCGTCCGCGAGCTCCGCGACGCCGAGCACCCGCTCATCCATCGCCGCGGTATCTCCCGCCCTTAACCAGGCCACGGGGACCTTCCCTTCGTCAGTCCGAACATGAACACTCGCCCGTGACGGGGTTGATCACCCGATCACAGGACCCACAGATCTCTCGCATCGCTCACCACCTCCTCCCTCGCCTCGGCGCCCGCCCGTGCTCGAGCAGCTGCCGGAGAGCGCCGGCGCCGTCGCGCGGGGTGAGCGGGAGCGGGGTCGCCCGGGCCGCGAGGACCTGGACGAAGCCGAGGGCGTCGCGCACGGCGGCGCGGATCCGGTCCCAGATCGCCTCGAGCCAGTCGAGCGCGAGGCGGTTCGAGGGGGCCATGGCCGCGCGGGCGCGGCGGTGCTTTCGGATCGCGCGGCCGCGGCGCCGCCGGCGAGTCTGTTCGGTGATCACCGGGCGTCCTCCCACGGGGTGACGTAGAGGGTCTTCGCGCGGCGGCGGCCCTCGGTCTCGCGGAGGTGCTCGACCTCGACCTTGGAGAAGGTGAGGACCGTCCAGCCGCCCCACGAGAGCATGTGCGCGGTGTCGTAGCCGAACTGCTCCCCGGCGATCTTCCAGAAGTAGGCGAACTCCTCGTCGTCGTAGCAGAGGGTCGCGACGAGGCGTCCTGCCTCGTCGTCCCGCGTTCGGTAGGCGATCGTCCCCACCGGCAGCGTCTCGGCCTGCTCGACGGACTTAAGCGGCTTCGGGACGTAGATGATCGTGGTGCTCATGCGTCACCGTCCTGGCGCTCGAGCGTGGCGGTGAGCTCGCGGACGGCGTCGGCGTGGTCGAGGATCGCCCACGCGATCATCGCGGTCGTGGCCACCTGGGCCTGCTCGGACCGGATCGGCATCTTGCTGACGTCCTCGGCGATTCGGGCGGCGGAAAGCGCGAACGGGCGGTCCTTGACGTGCTTCTTGAGCTCGGGGTCCATCAGAGTCGGCTCCAATCGATCTCGCGGGTGTGGATGAGCATCGGCAGGCCCAGGAGGGTGCCGTGGAGGACGTTGTCGTCCGTGATCGGGAGGCCGAGGCCCTCTGCGCGGAGGCTGTAGAGCAGCACGCCGGGGGAGCGGTGGAGACGCCACGGCTTCCCGTAGACGCGGTCGGCCCAGTCGGTGATGCGGAACATCGCGGCCGGCTTCTCGTCACCGACCTCGGAGTCCTTCGACAGCAGCGGGACGACCTCGCCGGCGTACGGGTGCGGGTCCTCATGAGGTGTGCGGGCCACGGGGCCTCCTTCGGGCAGGGCGGGAGTAGCAGGCGACGCAGTCCGGGTCCTCGACGAGCGCGGCCCGGTCGTCGAGGAGGACGGGGACGCCGCAGAGGGTGAAGCGGGCGCCGTCGTCCGGCGTGCCGATCGAGGCGACGACGTGGGCGACGCGGCCGCGGCGCAGCCGGACCCTGGTGCCGGGGCGGTGACGACTCATCGGATTCCACCGCCCTCGACCGCGCGGATCGTCGAGCAGGGCCAGACCTGCCAAGCACCCGCGTCCGTGCCGCAGCCCGCGCACACCTTCCGACGAGCGCCGCGGTGCTCGTCGACGGCATCGATCGGGGCATGGACCTCGCGGACCCTGGCGAGGGCGTGGTGCTGCTCGAGCCAGGACTGTGCGAGGCGCTGAGCCTGGTCGCGGGTGATGGTGCCCTCGAAGACCGCGGCCTGCCGGAGCTGCTGCACCTCGGCGTGGGACATGCCCACCGGGGCGGTCACCGCTCCTCCTCGCCTCGTCGCACCGCGCCGATCACCACACCTGCGAGGTGCCGCATCGCCGCGCGGTTCTCCCCGCTCAGCAGCACCCACGGCATGACAACCCCGGCTGGGCTGGTCCGCAGGTGCTCCGGCATCGCTTCGTACAGCGCTCGGGATCCTGCGTCGATGTCTGCTTCGAGCTCGAGATCGTCGAGAGCCCGCCGAATCTCGGCCGGGCTGTACGGCCCCACAGCGACGCGGGGCCCACGGATCTCCTCGACTGCGACATAGAGCTTGCCGCCGCTCATGGACAGGCTCAGCAGGTCTCCCTGCTTGTCCGGTAGATCCTTCTCCCTCGTCTTGGACGTCGGGTCGGTGGTCATCGGGTCTCGACCTCGATCTCCCACACGCTCATCACACGGCGGTGCGAGAGCTCGAGCTCTCCGGACTGCAGCTCGGCGAGCATCCGGTCGGCCCAGCCCGGCTCGTCCATGTCGTAGCCGCCGCCGAGCAGGTTGATGGATGAGCGGACCTTGCCGGGGCCGACGCCGTTGTAGGTGAAGGTCCAGCCGGTGAGGTCCACGACCGTGTACTGCTGAGTACCCTCGGGGTGGTAGCCGGTCAGGCGCTGCGAAGCGATGATGAACCGCTCGTCACGGGCGTCTACCCTCCACCATCGGTTCCCGCGCTGCGGGGCGAAGCGGATTCGGTCACCCACCTTGATCTCGTCGCGCACGTTGCTCATCGGCTCTTCTCCTTCTCGCGGTCCTGCTCGGTGTGGCCCAGTTCGGCCAGTGAGGCGAGCGCGGCACGCGCCAGCCCCCGGTAGTAGCTCTGCAGGCTCGGCCTGATCTCGTCCCACTCCCTCGTCGGGCGCTGGTACGCGGCGAGCGCGGCGGCGACACGATCAACGGTCGGATCGGATCCTCGGCGCGCGCTCACGGTGCCTCCCGGTGCTCGGCGGGCCGGTCCAGGCCGACCTCGGCCAGGGCGTGCGCGAGAGCGGCGGCGTGGGTGGGGTGTTCAGCGACGATGTCCTCCGCGAGGGAGGTCGTGTCGGTGTCCCAGGCATGGGTGGCCCACCCGCCCGTGGTCTTCCAGACGATGGCCTTGCGTTTCATGCCGCACCGTCCTTGGGGTACAGGCGCGTCGCACCTGCCCGCTCGGCGATCTCGTCAGCCAGTACGCGGATCACGTCCCCGGGCACGTCTCCGCCGAGGCGGTCTGCGATCAGGAACTCGATCTCCTCGGCTCCTTCGGGGCGTGCCGGGGTGGTGAGCGCGGCGAAGATCGCGGGCCGCAGCTCGCCGGTCTCTTCCCATGCCTGGACTGCGCGGCGCATGGCCGCGTCGGTGATCGCGTCCGGGGTGAGGGGACGGGGCCCGGCGGCGCGGAGGTGCGCCAAGTCCTTGTTCGCGTTGTCCGCCTCGCGCTCCCAGTGGTCCCGCTCCTGCTGGGCCTTCTCCGCGCGGGTCCGTACAGCGTTTTCGGCATTGGTCCTGCCGAAGGTGTCGCACGGAGCGATCTTCACGCCGCCGATCTGGACGCTCCCCGCCCTGTCCTGCTGCGCCTCCCGGACGAGACGTCCAAGCCGCAGCAGATCGTCCCGGGCGTCGTCGTGCTGTTCGGGGTCCGGGCACTCCCGCACCGGGGCCCAGCCGTCACGGGCCATCTCGATGTCGGATCGAATCCCGACGCGCCACCCCGGATTCTCGTAGGCGACGCACCAGGTGTTCGGGTCACCAGCGTCCTTTCGCATCCCGACACCACCGGACTCTGCGTGTCGCGCGAACTCGGCTGTGGCGAAGTCGGCGGCGGTCGGCTTCTCGGCGTCCTTCTCGATCAGGGCCGCCGCGACACCACCCTCCGCCTCGTCTCGCAGCTCGGCGTCAGCCTCGTCCAGCAGCCGCGTCATCTCGGCCTGCAGCCGGGCCAGAGCCTCGCCCGTGGTCTCGTCGGGATCGGGAGTCGTGCGCTTGTACGCGCCGAGGGTCTTGTCGGTCATCGGGAGCCCTTCGGGATCGGGTGGTGGGTGATGGTCACGGCGGGCTGCTCGCCGGGGCGCTTGGTGACGGTCTGGGAGGGGTGGCAGGGGCAGTCGAGGGTCCGCTCGTGGCGGCGGGTCTGCCGGGTGGGGATCTGGTGGAGGACGCGCATCACGCGGCCTCCGCGCTGGGCTTCATGCGGCGCCGCTCGCTATCGGACGTGCCGCCCCAGATCCCGTACTCGCTCCGCTCGAGCGCGAGGGCAAGGCACTGCGCACGGACCGGGCAACGGCGGCAGATCGCCTTCGCCTCCCGCGTCGAGCCGCCCTTCTCCGGGAACCAGAGATCCCCGTCCACCTGGGCGCACAGCGCATCGGCCATCCACGGCTCGGGCCGGGCCAGGGTTCCGTCCATCACGACGCCACCTCCTGCAGGTGCTTGCTGATCCACTTCGCGAGCAGGGGATGGGCCTGCTCGTGCTCATAGGCCATCTCCGCGGCGCGGGGTCGCACCTCGGCGACGGGGCGGCGGGACACCGCGGCCTGCGAGACGACGACGAAGTCGCCGGCGCCGGTGCGGTCGATCCGGACCGTGGGGTCGCCGGGCAGCAGCTCCACGCCCTCCGCCTCGGCGAGCTCGAGGAACGGCCACCGCACATGCCGGGCCAGGCGCTCCCGCGTCAAGCCGCCGTAGTACGGGAACGTCGCCACGAACCGGCCACGCGCCGTGACCTCCCCGGACCGACCCTGCTGGGGCGCGCTCATGCCGCCACCTCCGACGCCTCGGGGGAACGGAGCTTGCCCGCGCGGTGGCCGCGGATCACCGCACGGGACCGCGCCGACTCCCACGACCCCCAGCCCAGACGGCGCGCCGCCCGGTCGAGGTCCTCACCCGCCGACGCCAGGAACAGCAGCTCGTCCAGCCGCTCCACGACGTCGTCACCCTTCGGCGACTCGACAGCCGGAGACGCGGCGGGATCGTCGATCTCCTCGTCGTTCCACATCGCTGGCGGAACCCAGCCGTGGCGCTCCGCCCAGCGGAGCGTGCGCGTGACCGCGGCGCGCTGCGGCGCGGTCGCCGACGGCGGCGCCACATCCCACAGCTCCTCGTACAGGGCCCGGACCGCACGTGCCAGACGCCCCGACGACGTGCCCGTCCGCTCGATGTGCGAGAGGGTGTTGTGCTCGACGCCGAGCCGGGCCGCGAGCGCCCGACGCGACCAGCCCCGCGCATGCAACGCATGAAGCCGCCGCAGCGTCCCCGTCCCGTCGATCACGCCGCCGTCCGAGACGGTGTCCACCGAGGCGCGGACCGCGAGGATCCGTCGCGCCGTCCCGGGCTCGACACGACGCTGCGGCACCGAGTCGATGATCTTCGCGACCGTCGACGGAGCCACGCCCGCGAGCGCCGCCACACGCTTGTACCCGATCCCCGCGGCCTGCAGAGCACGGACATGCTCACGGACCGGGCCCGCGTCCACCCGACGAGGCTCCGCACCGATGAACGCATCCAACCGCCGGCGGCGCTCCTCCGCGGTCGCGGCGTCCGTGCAGGGCGCGCACCGGCACCGATCCAGCTTGTACATCGTCGCGGTGCCGTGCTGGTGCCGCGCACGCTTGTGGGTGCACTCCCGCGCGATCCGCGGCGCCCGCACCATGTTCGGGCCCGTCATCGGACCACCGCCGTCTCCGTGAGCGCGTCCCACCAGGCCCGCGCCCACATCGCATCACCCATCGCGGTGTGCGCGACGGCCGCCGCCGGCGGCTGTGCCCCAGCGATCCGCGACAGCTCGTAGGAGCCCTCGGTCAGGCCGATCGTCGCGAACGGAGACCCGGCCTCGCGGGCCTGCGTCCACGTCACGAGGTCGATCGGATGGTGATGCCAGGCAGGGGAGTGGCCCCAGCGGCCGAGCATCGCGGCGAGGATCGGCAGGTCGTAGCCGGCCACGTTCGAGCCCACGACCGTGCAGCCCGGCGTGAGGCGACGCGACAGCCACAGCGCCGCCATCTCCTCCGACAGCCAGCGCGCACGGCCATCCCGCACCCGCCGATCCTCGAAGCGGCCCACGGCGAGCGCGCGCGGGTCCGCGTCGGTGAGGTCGACGTCGGAGACCATGATCCAGGTGCGCTGCTCGGTGCCGTCGATGCGGCGCTCGATCGTTGCGATCTCCCACGGCCTCGCCGAGTGCACGTCCAGGGACGTGGCCTCGATGTCGAGGAACACCAGCTTCCTGTCGACGCGGAGCATCAGAGCGCCCCCTCATCGATGACCTCGCGCAGACGCGCCCGCCACTCGGCGAGGGACCGCTCATCGATCCACGGCGCCCGGTGCTCGTCGTCCTCGCGGTGCTCGCTCGAGGGGACGTAGGCGACGAAGTCCTCCGCAAGCGGGAACACCGCCGTGCGGCCCAGCATCCGCAGATGCAGCTCGACGCCCAGCGCCGTCGCGGCTCGCGCCACCCGGCCCCACTGCGCCGGCGAGAAGAAGATCCCCGAGTCCAGGGCGACCGCCGGGCGCGGGTCCAGGCCGCGCTGCACCACCTCGAACGCCTGCAGGGCGAGGTCGAACGACGACTTGTCTCCCCGCTCGAGCGTCATCGGGTCCTCCGCGACGTCGACCGTCAGCGACGACCCATCGATCAGGCCCGACACGTCCCGGATCGTCATCTGCCGATTCGACACCTCGATCGCGAGGCGGTACTCCTGCGCGGAGACCTCCTTCGGCAGCGTCACCTTGAACACCGAGCCGATCGCCTTCACCTGCGCGGCCGGGATCGAGAACGCCCCGAACCCCTCCGCGTCCTCGGTCTGCACCAGGCCGGCCGCCGCCGCGCCGCCGTTCAGCGCCGCCAGGGACAGCCCGTCGTGCCGGGATAAGCAGCGCACCGCCGCGTAGGACGGGAAGTCCTGCGGTCGTGCCTGGAACAGCCCCACGGCGCCGAGCATCCGGCAGAACTCGAGGCCGTACACCTCGAACGAGATCGACGTGCTCATGCCGCCTCACCGCTTCCGGCGAGCGCGCGCTCGATCTCGGGGATCGTCTTGGCGAGAGCGTTCGCGGCGTCCTGGAGGCCCCCGATGGAGTAGCGGAGGTTGGCGAGTCGTGCTGCCTCGGTGCCGGTCGCGGCCGCGAGGCGGAGGGCCCGCTGGAAGTCGCGCACGCTGACCTCGCGCTTTTCGAGGACGGACCGGAAGGACGAGAGCTCGAAGCCCAGCTCCTTCTCCAGACGTCCGAGGTCGTCGAGCCGGTGCTTGTCCTCGAGGCTCATCTGGGCGGGGGCTTCTCGCTTCTTGAGGTACGCGGTGCGCTCTTCGACCTGGGCGTGGACGATGCGCTGGACCTCGTCGTGGCGCTGCTCGTGCTCGAGGGTCTCGAGGCGAGCCATGAAGGACCGCACGGCCCACCATGGCGGGGAGTGGTCGACCTTCACGCGGGCCTTCACCGCGATCTGCATGCGGCGGCCGCGCGCGCTGCGAGGCGGGAGCATCAGGCCCCAGCCATCGGGGAGCTCTTCAGGCGGAACGACATCGGTCGAGGGCGCGACGATCCACCACTGGTGGCAGGCATCAGCCCAGGCGTCGGCCTTCCCCACGTTCGCGAGTTCCGCTCTCCAGTCCGCTCGCGAGACCTTCAGCTCGTGGCCGACGAGGATCCTCCCGGACGCCGAGGTGAAGCCCGCGTAGAGCGCGTCGGCGCGCCGGACGCCCGGGCCGCCCCACGCCCCGTTCGGCGACACCTCGTGCGCGAACACCCCGCCGCGGCGGGAGCTCGGCTGGGTCGTCTCCGCGATGTAGTGCCCTCGGAGCTGCTCGAGCAGCTGCGACGTCTCGCTCATGCCGCCTCACCGCCCTCGGCGAGTGCCTCGGCGCCGTCGGCCGCCGGGGCGTCGGGGTCGGCGTCGTGGGGGATGCCGGTGGCGAGGAGGATGGCCTGCTGCTCGACGGGGGTCCACGGGTAGTCGGTGCGCTCGAGGAGCTGGCGGAGGGTGCCCTTCGTGCCCCAGTAGGAGGAGCCCTGGCGGCCATCGCCCATGTACTTGTGGTCGGCCTTGATGGACCACCAGTCCGACTCGAGCCAGACGAGCAGCGACAGCGGCCACGAGCTGAGGGCCTTCGAGACCTTGGTCTTGCCCTCGGTGCCGGTGAGGGCCTGGAGCAGGTCGATGGAGGCCTGGTCGTCGCCGTACCCGGTCCAGCCCTGCTTCACGAGCTTCGCGACGATGTGCTTGGTCGCGGCGTCGGTGGTGTCGAGGGTGGGGAGGGTGGCGGCGAGGTGGCGTTCGCGGTGGACCTTCGCGGTGGCGAAGTCGTCGGCGGCGAGGTCGGTCCACGGGTCGTGCTCGGGCTCGGCGTCCTCGGTGGCGGCGTTGGCCGGGTGCTGCGTCTCCCACTGATCACAGCCGATGCAGAGTGTGCCTGCGGGGACGCGGCCGTGGCTGCTGACCCAGCGGGACTCGGTGAGGATGATCGCGGAGTGGCCGGGGCAGGAGGCGTGCTCGGTGATGAGCAGCTCGTTCCACTCGTCGCCGGTGGTGTCGTCGCCGGCGTGTGCGCGGATCTTGTCGGTGAGGAACGTGCCCTCGCGGACGAGGTCGGAGATCTGCACGACGTTCTCGGCGATGCGGAGGCCGCGCTTCTTCGCCTCCTTCCGGGACGCGGCCGCGCGCTGCCGGTCCTCGCGAGCGCGGCGCGCCTCCGAGACCTTGTAGTCGAACTCGTACGTGCCAACCGTCGCCTCGAGCGCCTCGACAGCGTCGGAGTCGTCGCTGTACTCCGCGATGATCAGGGCGTCGTCGACGGTGATCTGGCCGCGGTGCAGCTTGTCCCCGGTGTCGTCGGCGAGCTTGCCGAGCTTCACCCGCTCGGAGACGCGCTTCCTGCCGAGCGCGGTCTGGCGCGCGACCTCGGCCTGGGTCATGCCCAGGTCGAGCATGTCCTGGACCAGGCGGGCCTCCTCCACGGCGGTGAGCTGGTCGCGGAGGATGTTCTCCGTCGCAATGAACGCGAGCTGAGCCTTCGGGTCCGTGAGGTCGCCGCGGATCTGCACGGGCACCTCGGTCAGGCCGACCGCGTGCGCGGCGGTGAGGCGGCGGTGGCCGCCGAGGACCACGAAGTCGGTCCAGCTGTCGTCCCTCGGCGCGGCGACGAGCGGGACCTCGATGCCGTGCTCCCGGATCGACTCGGTCAGGTCCTCGACCTGCGCGGCGTCGATGCGGGGGTTCTGCTCATGCGGGTGGAGCACGTCGACGTGCACCATCTGCACCTGCTCCATCACTCCCTGGGTCTGCTCCATCACTCCTGCTCCTCCTGGTCGTCGCCGGCCTCCATGGCGCGGCGCCTGATCTGTCCGGAGATCTCGTCTCCGAGCCCGCGCAGCCGATGGCCCAGCGCGAGCAAGTCCCTCTCCTCCATCACCGGGATCGCCGCAGCGACCTCCCGGACGAGCCCCGCCGTGACCTCGTCCCGCCACCGCCCGCACTTCGCGTTGTGGTGGTTCCCGCGCCACGACTGCTCCATGTCGCCCCTCTGCCCGGGCGGCCACGACTTGCACAGCAGCCCGCCGTGCTGATCGCGCCACACCTGGAACAGCCCGACCCCGCCCTCGAGCGCGTACCGCTCGGGGACCAGCGGGGTCCAGACCTTCCCGTGCAGCCCCCACGCCCACCACACATCCGCACCGCAGTCCTCACAGACCGGTGCCGGACGCGCAGGACGCGGAGTTCCAGGGCGACGACTCCTCACCTCCCGGCCACCCCCCGCTCGCGCTCGAGGCGCCGCACCTCGGCGGCGAGCGCCGCCGACTCACCGACCGTGCAGTCCAGGACCACCCAGACCACGAAGCCGATCGCGCCGACGATCACGCCGGCGAGCACGACCTGCACGGCCAGGGTCAGGAGGAACAGGAGCGCGCTCATGCCCCCTCACCCCCGCCCGGCCGGGCCTTGCCCGCGGGGTGTGCGGCCTCGGCGCGGCGGTGCTCGGCGTCGTGCGCGCGCTTCACGCGGGACGCCTCGGCCTTCACGTGCTCGACGCGGGAGAACCCGCACGAGCAGCCGACGATGAACCGCAGGTCCTCGTCCCGGAACCCCGCCTGCGTCACCTGGGCGCGGGGGAGCCGGCGGCCGGTGGGGAAGGGGAGCAGCTGGCCGGTCATGCCGCGGCCCTCGAACGAGCTGCCGCCGCTGCGCGCCGGTCACGGATCGCCTGCTCGAGCTCCTCGAGCGAGGGGCCGCCCGCGCACTTCGCCTGCCGCGCCGCGTCCTCCACGCTCGTGCCGTCGAGGCCGAGCATCCGCGCGCCGCCAGCAGCGAGGATCCTGTCGAACTCCGTGCCCGTCGGATTCGCGAGGCGGGCATCGATCCCCGCCTGCACCTGCTCCCGGGTCCTGCGGGTCGTCTCGGTGATGGTCATGACGGGTCCTTCCTGTGCTTCGGGGCGGTCTCCGCGAGCGCGCGGACGATGTCTCGGGGGATGCGGCGGGCGCCTCGGCGCCGGCCGCTCGGGCGGGAGCGGGGGAGCGCTCGGTGGCGCGGGCCGGTCATCGGATCGCCTCGACGGCGGACGGGCGGGGGGCGGGATCGTCCGTGCTGGCGATCAGGTCGACCAGCTCCTTCACCATCCGCACGGCCTGCTTCCGTGTGAGTCCGACGCGGGTATGGCCGGGGAGCCTCAGCTCGTCGGGGGTCTGCTCGTTCCGCTCGAGATTGATCGCGGCGGCGATCCAGGTCGTCCCGTCGACGACGAGGGTCGTGAACCCGGCGAGGTCAAGGTCGAAGTGGGGCCATTCCGGGTCCCGCTCAGGCAGCGGATGGAGCGGGGTGACTCGCGAGTCGTCGCTCATGCCGTCACCCCCTCGAGGATGAGCTGGCCGAACTGGCCCTCGTAGTGCTGCTCCCAGACGGCCTCGAAGATCGGGCGGTCCCGCTCGCAGTAGAAGTTGACGTCTCGGATGCGGCCGCCGACCTCACCGGGCGCCTTGGACGGCGCGTGGCCGTTCGCGACCTTGTACTCCGTGGCGACGCGCTGACCGAAACCGCTTCGGAGGCTCCTGATCGCGGGCCGGTTCAGGCCCTTACTCGCGAGGAAGTCATCGACGATCAGCTGCCGGTCGTCGAGGTCGATCTCCGGGGCCTCGCCGAGGCCGCGGGCGATCACGAGGCGGAACTTCTGCTCGAGCCAGTCGGGGGAGACGAAGCCCCGCGCCTTCGCGAGCATGTCTAACCGACTGCCCGCGAGGGAGATGATCTGACCGTGGAGATCCTCGAGCTGCTCCTCGCTCGCACGCGGGTTGATCGCGCCGCCCTCGTGGAAGTACGCATCGAGCGCGTCGGCCGCCTCGCTCTGGAAGAGCTCGACCTTCTCCCGCGTCGCCTGATGCTTGAGCCGGCTGGTGTCGATCGTGGCGAGCCACATCGTGAACGTCCGGCGATCGAGCATCGCCATCTCGTAGGTCTTGCCATCGGCGCCAGTCGTGGGCGTCATACCCACGACTGCCCACGCCTTGCGGCGGAGTCGCTGCAGCTGGCCCGAGTAGTCCAGGCCGGTCGCCTCGCAGACGGGACGAAGAGCGACCATCGGCGTCTCGCCGTCGCGGGCCGCGAAGATCTTGGTGTCGTGGAACGGGATCTCGATGAGGTCCATCGGTTAGCCTTTCGGTGAGAGCACTTCGGTGTCTGCGCCCCCGCCCTGCATGGCGGGGGCGCTCCTGCGTTCAGGGCTGGGAGGGGTACTCGGCGAGCGCGTCGCCGAGCGCGGCGTAGAGCTCGCGCGCTTCGGCCGGGGTGAAGGCGGCGCGGTAGCGGCCGGCGTCGAGGTCGTAGGTGACGTCGAGGGCGACGCCGAAGTAGGCCTCCCGGCCGCCGCTGCGCTCGATACGGCGCACCAGCCGGGGAGTGTCCTCGGAGACAGGGAGCTCGACGCTGAAGACGTCGGTGCGGTGGTCCCTCATCGGGCCACCGCCGGCTCGAACACGAGCGGCGCAGCGGCCGCAGCGCGGACGGCATCGTCGAGCTCGCACAGGAGGTCGTGCACGTCGTCCTGGTAGCCCGGGTGCGGGATGCCGAAGTCACCGATCAGGGACTCGGACGCGCGGTGCACCGCGACGAGGTCCGCCTGGATGTGGTCGACAGTGCGCTGCTCGGCCATCTCGTCGGTCTGGAAGCGGCCGCAGTAGATGCAGACGTCGTCCTTCTCGAGGTGGGGGAACAGCTCGGCCTCGGTGGGGGAGCGGTGCGCGAGCGGGCGGACCGGGACCGTGGCGTACGGGGCGCGGATCGGGGTGATGGTCATGACGGAGCTCCTGGTCGGTGACGGGGTGGATCAGGCGGCGGTCTTGCGGGGCGGGTTGCCCACGGCGGTCCCGGGGCCGCTCCGAGCGAGACTCCGCGCTCCAGACTCAGTAGTCACCTCGGGCATAAAAAGAGACTCGGGGAGTACCTGCAGTGCGAACGCGATCTTGCGAGCGGTCGCCGGGCGGCAGCTGTTCCGCGCTCCGGAGCGGAGGTGCGAGATGGTGGCCGGCGAGATGCCGGCCTTCTTCGCGAGGGACCGGTTCGTCTCGTCGCGGAACTCCATGTACTGGTCGAGCACCTGGTAGCTGATGAGCCGCATCCAGAGCCTCCCTGCTGTGCGCGTGTAGGTCATGTCGAACTCCTGGTGAGATGGAGAGTACCGAATCTGGACTCAGGAATCAATGTAGCCGGGCGTGGCTACATTGGCAAGGGGGCGGCGTGTGCCGTGGCCTGCACCGCCACGAATCACAACGGCGTCATTTGTAGCCATCACGGCTACACTCTCCTCTAGTCCTTGAAGGCCAGTCCGTCCGAAGGTGCTCTCATGACCGCGCTCTCCGACCTCCTCACCCAGAGCAACGCGAACGGGTGGAGTACTCGAGAGATCGCGCGTCAGGCAGAGAAGAAGCAGCACCAGCTCGCGCAGCCGACGGTCTCGAAGTACATGAGTGGCCGTCACGGCACCCCGACAGAGCCGGTGCTCGAAGCCTTCTCGGACGTGCTCAACATCCCGATCCACAAGCTCCGCGCAGCCGCCGGCGTCCCCACAGGCGACGGCGAACCCTGGGCGCCGCCGGCCGAGGCGAACCGCCTCGACCGCCGGCAGCGCCTCGCACTCGAGGAGCTCATCCGATCCATGGTCGCGTCCGAGACCTCCGGAGAGGACCGGACGGATGATGACCAGGACGCAACGCGCATGGGCCGTGAAACTCAGCCAGATGGGCTTACCAAGCACGCCGGCGCGCAGCACCCCGCCGCAGGCGCCGATGACACAAACCAAGGCGGGTCCGACGCAGACCCGAATGCGTATCTCCCACAGCGGGGATACGAGAACGTCGGCTCGCGGGACGACCGGCCGTGGGAGCAGGACGAGTATGGCCTGGCCGCGAAGCGGGGTCGGAACCGTGGCCGCGAGGCCCGACAGCAGCAGGACCGCGAGGCAGAGGGCGGTGGGGCGTGAACGGTCCGAGGGTTCTGAAGAGGACGCTGTCGTTCTACACACTGCAGACCGTGAGAGGGTCGGGTAGGAGAGCGGAGCGCGATAGCGGGTTTGACTGGCGCAAGTTCCTGAACGGGCTCGGCGGTGGCAAGCAAGATGCGGGACGCATCGTTGAAGCACTCCACCCGATCAGCTACGCAGTGCTCACAGATGTTGCTCTGCCTTGCCTCGCGCTCTATCGGCCACTCAACAAGGCGGGCCTCGTGACTCGTGAGGCCGATGGCATGAGCGTCAAGGATCTGGACACCACGCGTGGCTTCGAGCTCATGAATGCCACCGCGTTCTTCTTCCTCCCTGCGATGCCCGGGCTCGTCTGCATGCTTCAGGGAGATCCTGCGTCAGGTTCGCCACCGACTCGGGCGCTCCGCGACTTCGCGACAGCCGCTGTCCCTCAAGATGAGGGGGTGCGCTGGGTTATCGAGCCAGTGCGAGTCGAGTCCCAGATCGAGGAGCTCCGTCGCTCGGCGGGAGTCGAGCGGCTCCGGCTGAAGGCTCGCAGCGATTCCAGGGACCTCTTCGGACTCCAAGGCTTGGAGAAGTGGGCGGGCTTCACCGGGGTCGCGAACTACTTCGCGCAGGGCATCGAAGGCGAAGTCGAGGTGAGCGTCTCGGTCCGTCTTCCCAAGGAGTGGCGAACCGATGCGCAGCGGCGTCGGTTCAAGGATCTTGTTCTCGCGGAGACTGGCGTGGAAGGGTTCGACACCTCGGAGGCCTCGGTCCTCGCCCGCACTGTGCACGGCGGTGAAGTGTCGGACGAGACGCTTACCCTGGCAGCACACGACCTGGCCACTAAGATCGAGTTCGAGATCGAGGAAGGCGAGCCAGTTCGGTTCTCCGAGATGGTTGGCCAAGCAGCGACAGATCTAGTTGCCAACGGAGACAGGTATCAGCGGCTCGCCCTCGGGGGGACAGATGGAGGCGATGAAGCGGAGACGGGTCTCTGACCTGTATGCGGCCGCCCCATGGATCGACTGGGTGCTCGCGGCCGGACTCTTTGCCGGGGCCCACTTCGGTCTCGGAGTGGGCCAAGCCACCCCGGTAGCCGAGGTCGCAACGCCTGTGTCGGCGCTCTCTGGCATCTTCGCGGCTACCGCGGTCTTCGCCTGTGGAGCTCTTGCTCAGAGCCAAGCCGTCATCATCCGCGTCGCTCGGACGGTGTTCGCTGGAGACATGTGGCGAAACTGGGTCTCGATCATCGGCGCGCTAGCACTTGCTGCAGCACTACCCATCCTGGGACTCTACGCCGATCACGGGGCCCCGCACGTTGCCAAAGCCCTCGTCGTTTTCGCGATCGCCCTGGATGTCGTCGTGATGGTGCGGGTGCTCTGGTGGGTGGGATACATCGCTCGAGCTCAGCGCGATGAAGATGCCCCCCGACACCGCACGCGCCAGCCATCTTGGATGGACAGTGATGACCGCTGAGCGCCGAAGTGTCGGCCCCGCCGCATAGCTTCTGATCATGCGTCCACCGGAGATCATCGATGTGGCCCTGCCCGAGGGGATCCTCGGCTACACCGACGGGGTCTCCCGGATCTGGCTCGACCGAGAGCTCACCGCCGTCGACCGCCGCGTCGTCCTCGACCACGAGCTGATCCACTACGCCCGCGGCCACCGAGGCCACTGCCTCGCCGTCATAGAGCGCGGCATCGACCGCCAGGTCGCCCTCGGACTCATCCAGCTCGACGACCTCGGCGAGGCAGCCGCCTGGTCCGAGCACGTGGTCGTCATCGCCGAGGAGCTCGACGTCATGCCCGAGACCGTCATCGACCGCCTCCACGCACTCACCCCCGGCGAGCGCGCCGCGCTCCGGGCCCGCCTCGCTGACGCGCACTGGGTCGCGTGATGGGGGAGCGGGACGAGCCGGAGCAGCTCGAGCTCGGCCTCGAGCTCCGCGAACCGGTGCCGGCGCCGTGGTGGGCCGAGATCATCGAGCACGAGACCGAGGGCGACCAGGACACCGGGTGTTGGGGCGCGTGACCGACTCCACGTCGCGGGAGGTCACGGAAGGACTACGGCCCCTTTCGAATGTCCAGAACCTGACTACGATCCAACCATCAACCATCACCACCGAGGGAGCACCACGACCATGACCCGCACCGCCCGCGCCGCCGCCATCGCTGCGGCCGCCACCCTGCTGCTCGCCGCCTGCGGCGGCACCTCCGACCCCGCTACCGAGACCACCGCCGCCGATGCCGAGGTGGAAGTGAGCGCGGAGGAAGAGAGCGGCGCCGTCGACGAGAACCCCGAGGGCGCACCGATGGACGACGGCGGTGACGACACCGCGTTCGAGACCGAAGCCGGCGACGTCGTCGACGACGACGGGAACCTCGTCGGGATCGAGTTCGGCGACGGAGAGCAGATCGAGTTCGACCTCGATGCCGCGGCCAGCGGAGCCATCGCCCCCGGCACCCGCTTCTATGGTGCGTCCGAGGCCGGTGGCGACTTCATCATCTCGACCCAGATCGACCCGGTCGAGGACCTGGAGGCCTACCGCGAGAAGGCCGGCGGCGACCCCGTCAACTACATGAGCGCCGACATCGACAACCGCGAGGGCGCCGAGAACATCAACATGTACCAGATCGCTGTCTATGACCCGGCGGGCAACGAATACGTGTACACCAGCGCCGACGAAGCCGCCGACGAGTGGCGCGACCTGCTCGGCAGTGACGACGTCGACACCTACAACGAGGGCATCGACCTCTCGAACAAGTACCTCAACCAGGGAGCGTCTCCCCACCAGCGCTCGACGATGATCCTCACCGGGCCCGAGCTGCCCGCCGAGATCACCGCGGTGATCGCGATGCCCCGAGGCGCATTCGAGTCCGCGACGACAGTCCCCCTCAAGGACTGACCGACACGCTGCACGACCACGGCCCTCCGGCCGCCGAGCACGGCGCCGGAGGGCCGCGCCCTACGCTCAACACCCCGGCGAGCGCAGCGGCGCGGGAGCCTGTGCCGGGGGAGGGGAGTGCGTGATGGTGGAGAAGGGGCGGCGGGAGCGCGCCGCGCTGTATCTGCGGCAGTCGACGTTCCGTGAGGAGTCGATCAGCCTCGAGCTGCAGGAGACCGCGGGCCGGGAGTACGCGGCCCGGCACGGGTACGAGGTCGTCGATGTGCAGTCCGATCCGGGGCTGTCGGGGCGGACGTTCAATCGGCCCGGCGTCGCGGCGGTGATGGACGCCGTCGAGTCCGGTGCCGCTGACGTCGTGATCCTGTGGAAGTGGTCGCGGCTGAGCAGGAACCGGCTCGACTGGTACCTCGCGGCGGATCGTGCGCAGCAGGCCGGGGGTCGGATCGAGTCGGCGACCGAGCCGATCGACACGTCGACGTCGATCGGGCGGCTCGCGCGCGGGATGATGATCGAGATCGCGGCGTTCGAGTCCGAGCGCGCCGGCGACCAGTGGAAGGAGACCCAGGCGCGGCGGGTGCGGAACGGGCTGCCGCACGACGGGAAGCCGCGGTTCGGGTACGTGTACGACCCCGAGCAGAAGATGTTCTTCCCCGACCCGGTGACGGGGCCGGTCTTCGCCGGCCTGTACAGGCGGTTCATCGCGGGGGAGACGATGTACTCGCTGTGCGTGTGGCTGAACGCGCAGGGCATCCCGACCGCGACGGGCAGCAACGTCTGGACCGCGGGGAACCTCCGCCAGATCATGGACAGGCAGTTCGCGGTCGGGAGGGTGTACCACCAGGGCGTGTGGCATCCCGGTGCGCACGAGCCCCTCATCACCGAGGCCGAGTACGCGGCCTACCGGCAGGCGCGGAAGACCCGAGCGGCGGCCCCGCGTAGGGAGGCGTCGGACTACCTCCTCGCAGGGCTCGTGCGCTGCGGCGTGTGCGGACGGGCACTGACCGGCGCGTCGGCGCGCGGCCGCTGGTTCTACTACCGCTGCTTCGCCTCGAGGTTCACCGGCGGGCACAGCCACGCCCAGGTGCCCACGCGGGTCGTCGAGGACGCCGTCTACGACAAGCTCGTCGAGACCGCTGAGGACATCGAGACCACCGCGATCCCCGAGACGCGGCCCGTGGCCGTGGACACCGCGGCGCTGAAGCGCACGATCCAGCAGCACAAGACCTCGCTCGGCCGACTCGCCGTGCAGCTCGCCGAGGACGTCATCAGCGCCGACGCCTACGCCGCCGCGGCGCCCGCGATCGAGCAGAAGTTCGCCACCGCCCGCGACGCGCTCCAAGCCGCGACCGCCGAGCACGCGATCCCTCCGATGCACGACGCCGTCGTCAGCCTCGTGAAGGACTGGCACATCCTCCCCACCACCCACCGGCGAGCGCTCCTCGCGCGAGCCGTCGAGTCCGTCTCGGTGGACTTCAACGACGAGCGCCGCGTCGACGTGGTGATGCGGGGCCGCCCCACCCCCTGAGTACGAGTTGGCGAAGCTTGACGACGCTGATGGGGAACGTCACCGCCGATCCCAGCGAGCACCGGCAGGAGGACGGATCCACCAGCGTCAAGCTTCGGATCGCCGTCACCGGCCGCTACTACAACACCGCCACGCAGGACTTCGCCGACCGCAAGACCGAGTTCGTCACCGTCTTCGCCCGCCGCGGGCTGGGCCAGAACGTGATGCGCTCGATCCACAAGGGACAGCCGCTGCTGGTCACGGGCCGGCTGAACACCTCGGAGTGGCAGGGCACCGACGGCATCACCCGCTACTCCCTGAACCTCCAGGCCGAGTCCATCGGCCACGACCTCACCTACGGCTCTTCCCAGTTCACCAAGCCGCTGCGCGCGCAGGACGTCCCGAACCTGGACCCGAACTCGGGGGAGATCCTCACCGAGGCGAGCTCGGCGAACCCCGAGGATGCGGACGAGACGGAGGGCGAGGACTCGCTCGCGCCGGCCTTCTGAGCCGCACCGCGGTGCAGGCGGACGAGGCGGCGGTCGACCGACGGGACGCGCTCCGTCGGTTGAGCCCGTCAGCGGATCCCGACGGGGGAGGGGGTCAGCTCCCGGACTGCAGGGTCTGCACCAGCGCCTCGGAGATCTCCGGCAGCAGCGCGGCGCCGAGGACGTAGCCGTCCTCGCCGCCGCGGTGCGCCGCCGACCAAGTGGTGCCGTCGCCCAGTGCCGCGACCACCACGCGCAGCACACGCCCCGACGGCAGCGCGGCGCCGCCGGCGCTATGCTCCCCGTCGCGGACCGACCAGGCCGCGGGCGCGAGATCGCAGGCGATCGCGCCGCCGGCGGCCATGTCCGGCCACTGCACCTTCTCGAGCGCCGCGAGCGGATCCTCCTGCCCGTCGGACGGACCGGAGGGAGCGGCGCCCTCGTCGAGGTCGATCGGCGTGAGGTGCAGGTCGTCGTGGGCGTTCGCGCCCTCGCCCTCGGCGCCCAGCAGCGCGGCGAGGGCGGGGGAGGCGGCGATCAGCTCCGCGCTGCGGGCGAGCGCGAACAGGCGCGGCGCGGGCAGCGGGCCGTCCTCGACATGGCGGGCGACCTCGAGCACGGCGGCGGCGAGCGCGGCCGTGGGCGCGTCCAGCGGGTCCTGGGCAGGAGTCGTCATCGGATCGAGAGGTCCCTTACAGGTTCGGCCTGACAGAATGGGGTGACCGCCGTGCGACACGGCGGCACCACACTGTACCCGGGCCGCGTTCTGGGACCCCACGACGTCGGGGGCCCCGTGTGCGCTCCGACTTCGAGGCACCAGAGGTTATCTGTGAGTTTCTCCGCCCAGTTCGGCGACATGCCGCGGCCGCGCCCACGACCGGCCCCCGACGGAGGCTCCGGCGAGCCCCGGAGGATCTCCCCTCTGATGATCACGGTGATCGCGCTCGGCGTGCTCATCGCGCTCCTCGTCCTCGCCTCGGAGGTGTGGACGAAGTACCTGTGGATGGACCAGCTCCAGTTCACCGACGTGCTCGTCACGCGGTGGGTCACCCAGGCGCTGCTGTTCGTCGCCGGCTTCGTGGTGTTCGCCGTGCCGCTGTTCCTCAGCCTCCGCATCGCGTACACCAAGCGCCCCGTCTACCCGCCGATCACGCGGGAGCAGGAGGCGCTGGAGCAGTTCCGCGCCGCGGTGGACCCGCTGCGCCGCGGCCTGACCTACGGCGCACCGATCGTGATCGGCGCCTTCGGCGGGCTCGCGCTGTCCCGTCGCTGGCAGGACGTGCAGCTGTTCCTCCACCCGCAGGACTTCGGCCGGACCGATCCCGTCTTCGACAACGATATCTCCTTCTACGTCTTCACACTGCCGGTGATCGACGTACTGGTCTCCTTCGGACAGTTCGTGCTGCTGGTCGCGATCGTCGGCGCCCTCATCGGCCACTTCGTCTACGGCGGCGTGAGCTGGGGCCAGGAGAGCGGGCTCGAGGTCACGCGCACCGCGCGCCGCCACCTGGGCGTGCTCGCCGCGATCTACGTGCTCTTCCTCGGCGCAGGGCACTGGTTCCAGCGCTACGACCTGCTGACCGCCTCCCACACCCGCTTCGAGGGCGCCTCCTACGCGGACGTCCACGCGATCCTGCCCGCGCAGACGATCCTCGCGATCGCCGCGGTGGTGGTCGCGGCGCTGTTCGTGGTGTGGATCTTCCGCTCCGACTGGCGCATCCCCGCGATCGGCGCCGGGCTGATGATCCTGTCCACCCTCGCCGTCGGCAACCTCTACCCCTGGGCCATCCAGCAGTTCCAGGTCCAGCCCAACGAGCGAGCGCTCGAGCAGCCCTACATCCAGAACAACATCGACGCGACCCGCACCGCGTTCGACCTCGACGACGTCACCGAGGTGCCCTACACGGCCAGCACGGACGCGACCTCGGGTGCGCTGCGCGAGGATGCCTCGACCACGGCGCAGATCCGTCTGATGGACCCCAACGTCATCTCGCCCACCTTCGAGCAGCGCGAGGCCAACCGTCGCTACTGGGGCTTCGACGACGTCCTCAGCGTGGATCGCTACCAGATCGACGGCCAGCTGCAGGACACTGTGATCGGCGTGCGCGAGCTGCGGCCGGACAAGTTCGGTCTCTCGGACCGCTCCTGGGTGGACCAGCACATCACCTACACGCACGGCTACGGCGCCGCCGCCGCGCACGGCAACCGTCGCAACTCCGACGGCGAGCCGAGCTTCCTGGAGTCGGGAGTGCCCGGCGAGGGCGCGTTCGGCGAGTACGAGGAGCGGGTCTACTTCGGCCGCCACTCCCCGGACTACTCGATCGTCGGAGCGCCCGAGGGGGCCGACCCCCAGGAGTTCGACTACCAGCAGGGCAGCACGGACGACGAGCAGGGCGGCGAGCAGGTCTACAACACCTTCCAGGGCGACGGGGGGCCCGCCGTCGGCAGCTTCTTCAACCAGCTGCTGTACGCGATCAAGTTCCGCGACCCGAACATCGTGATCTCGAACTACCTCAACGAGGAGTCGCAGATCCTCTACGACCGCGACCCGCAGCAGCGTGTCCGCGAGGTCGCGCCGTTCCTGTCGCTGGACTCGCAGATGTACCCCGCCGTCGTGGACAACCAGATGGTGTGGGTGGTCGACGGATACACCACCACGACCGAGTACCCCTACGCGCAGTCGGTGGACCTCGAGCAGACGGTGAACGACTCCCAGACCGATCCGAACGCCTCGGCGAGCAACCGCGAGCGCTCGGCGAACTACATGCGCAACTCCGTGAAGGCGACCGTGAACGCCTTCGACGGCTCGGTGACGCTGTACACCTGGGACACCGAGGACCCGATCCTGAAGTCCTGGGCCGAGGTGTTCCCGGACGCCCTCCAGCCCGCCTCGGAGATCAGTGGCGAGCTGATGTCGCATCTGCGCTACCCGGCGGACTACTTCAAGGCGCAGCGCCAGATCCTCTCCACGTACCACGTCACCGACGCGGACGACTTCTTCACCCAGCAGGACTTCTGGCAGGTGCCGCCGGACCCGACGGTCCCGGCGCCCACCAACCCCGACGGCAGCGCCGGCCAGCAGGCCCCGCAGCCGCCGATGTACCTCACCATGCAGATGCCGGACGAGGAGCAGCCGCGCTTCACGCTCTCCTCCAGCTTCATCCCCTCCGAGGGGCAGAACGTGCTCACCGGCTTCCTCGCGGTCGACTCGGAGACGGGCGGCACCGAGGGGAATCCGGCGGACAGCTACGGCGACATGACGCTGCTGCGGCTGCCGTCCTCGAACCCGGTCAACGGTCCCGGACAGGTCCAGGCGACCTTCAACGCCGAGCCGAACGTGTCCCAGGCTCTGAACCTGCTGCAGCAGGGCGCCTCCGAGGTGATCAACGGCAACCTGCTCACCCTGCCCGTCGGCGGCGGACTGCTCTACGTGCAGCCCGTCTATCTGCAGTCCTCGCAGACCGGCGGCGGCACCCAGTACCCGCTGCTGCAGATGGTGCTGGTCTCCTTCGGCGACCGGATCGGCTTCGCGCCGACGCTGGACGAGGCGCTCGACCTGGTCTTCGGCGGCGACTCGGGAGCCTCCGCCGGCGATGCGGAGGTCACCGACTCCGATGCCCCCAGCGGCACGGCCGACGCCGAGACCGGCGAGGGCACCGTCGAGGAGGGAGACGGGGAGGCCCCCGCCGAGGGCGAGCAGCAGGCCCCCGCGGCCGACGGCACCCCCCAGCAGCGCCTCGACCAGGCGCTGACCGACATGGACACCGCGGTCGCCGACTCCGAGAAGGCGATGGCCGAGGGGGACTGGGCCGCGTACGGCGACGCGCAGGACCGCCTGGCCGATGCGCTGAACCGGGCTGTCCAGGCCAACCAGGAGCTCGGCGGGTCCGGCACGCCGGCGGCTTCCGACGGCGGCGGGGAGGGCTGA